CTGCCCGGTGTGCGCTGCGGACCCGACGGCGCTCGACTGCTTGCGCGAGGAGTACCCGGACGTGGCGATTGCCGCCGAGCCGCGCGACGAGGGGGAGTCGTGAGCGCGCACCCCGACATGAGCAGCCCCGACGATTCGGTCGTCCTCGCGCAACTCCGCAGCGACGTTGCTGCGTGGGAGCGAGAGGCGACGAAGCATCACCCCGAACGCGCCGCCCTCTACGCCACCATCGCGCTGGCGAAGTGGCTCCACGACGTTGCGAGACGCGCGGAGGTGGCGGGGTTGGTGGAGCGGGTCGGCGCGAGTCTGGCGTGCGTGCGCCCTGACTGGCCGACCGACGCAACGAGCGCCTGGCCGCGGCGATCATGGGCGTCGTCGAGCGCTGGTACGTGCGCCACATCGTCGAGCGCGTGCCGCCCGAGCCCGACGGCTCGAAGGCAGCCGCGGAGATCATCGCTGCAGCGTGGCCCCGCGAGCGCCAGCAGCTGCGCGCGGCTGACCTCGGCGACGAGCTCCTCGTGCGCCAGGTGCTCGCCGCGAAGGCCACGACCAAGGCCGCGAAGAAGGAAGAGGCGCGCCTCTGCCAGCTCCTGCAGCGCCGCATCGGCGATGCCGAGGGCATTCGCGGCGCCGATTTCAAGGCGACCTGGACCTACCAGGGGCCGACCGAAGTGCAAGCACACACGCGCGAGGGCGGTCGAGTCCTGCGCGTCACCGGACCGAAGGGAGAGGACTGATCACTATGGCAAACGCATCCACCCAGCTCGCGCCTGTCGAGCGAAAACCCAAGACCATCGCCGACATGATCATCGCGCGGAAGGAGGCCTTCGGCGCGGTGTTGCCGAAGCACCTGTCCGCGGACCGATTCGTGAAGATTGCGATCGCCGCGCTCACCAAGAGCCCCGACCTGGCCAAGTGCACGATCGAGTCGCTGCTCATGGCGCTCGCCGCGTGCTCCGAGCTCGGCCTCGAGCCGAACAGCCCGCTCGGGCACGCGTACCTCATCCCCTTCGAGAACAGCTACCGCGACGACAACGGGCAGTGGCGGAAGGTGATGGAGTGCCAGCTCATCATCGGCTTCAAGGGCCTGCTGTCGGTGGCGCGGCGCAGCGGGGAGATCGCGAGCATCTCGGTGCGTGCGGTGTACGAGCGCGACGTGTTCGAGGTGAAGTACGGCGACGAGGAGTCCATCCATCACACGCCGTTCGTCCCGAAGCTCGCTCGCAACGAGAAGGGGGAGCCGACCGGATTCGAGGGGCCCGAGAACGCGGGTCGCGTCGCCGCCGCCTACATGATCGCGCACCTGAAGGACGGCTCCGTCCAGCGCGAGGTGATGTGGGAAGCCGATCTCCTCGCGATCAAGGCGCGGGCGAAGGGGATGACGCGCCGCGACGGAACGCCGAACCCGAAGAGCCCGTGGACGACGGACTTCGCCGAGATGGCCCGCAAGACCGTGTTCCGCCGCGGGTGGAAGTGGCTCCCGCAGTCCACCGAGATGGCCAAGGCCGTGTCCTACGACCAGGACGGCCCGGCCGAGATCGTCTCGCGCAACCCCCAGCCCGTCGACGTCTCGTTCACGATGGCCGCGCCTGCGCCACAGATCGCGCCGTCGCGTGGGGACTCGATGGCCGCGGAGCTCGAGGCGCACGCCGAGGTTTCGACCGGTGGCGCGCAGACGACGATGCAGGAGCCCGCCGCGCCGCCGAGCGAGCCGAGCAAACGCCGGGACGTCGCCGAGGCAGATGCGCCGCCGGACGTGCGCGGAGACTTCGAATGATCCCCCGCGGCACCTCCTGGTTCGACCACCCGATCGCCCTGATCGACCTCGAGACGACCGGCAAGGACGCGCGCGTCGACCGCGTGGTCGAGGTCGCGGTGGTCGTCGGCAAGGGCGGCGAGGTCGTCTCCCGTCGCTCCTGGCTCGTGAACCCCGGCTGCTCGATCAGCGCCGAGGCCACGAAGATCCACGGCATCACCGACGAGGCTGTCGCGAACGCGCCGACCTTCGCCGAGCTCGCGCTCGAGCTGGACGCGGCGGTCGGGGAGGCGATCCCAGGCGCCTACTCCGCGCGGTTCGACAACGGCTTCCTCGCGTCCGAGTACCTGCGCGCGGGCGACAACGTGCCGACCTGGCTGCGCGCCGAGGTCGAGTGGATCGACCCGCTCGTCTGGATCTGGCACCACGACAAATTCCGCAGGGGCAAGAAGCTCGTCGACGCGTGCCTGCGCCGCGGCATCTCGCTCGACCAAGCGCACCGTGCGACCTGCGACGCCGAGGCCTCGCTGCGGGTGCTCTACGCGCTCACGCGCGAGGACACGGGCTCGACCCATGGCGACTGGCCCCGCACGTTGCCGCGCCTCTACGGCGAGCTCGTCGAGGCGCAGCTGCTCCTCGCCTCGGAGCAGGACGCCCAGCGCCGACGCTACTGGCGGGACAACCCCGAGCGGCGCCCGGCCGCCTGATCACCAGGGCTCGCTCCTCGAAGGGAGCGGCCGTCGCAAGGCCCCCGATCCCCCCTCGGCGCGACGACCGTTCCTCTTCGGGGAGCGAGCCCCCCACCTCCGGAGACTCACCATGGTGATGACGATTCGACCGAGCGCGGACGCTCGGGTGCTCGCAGCGCAGTACCTCGAGGCGCGTCGACAGTTCGACGGGGCGCCTGCGACCGACAAGATCCTGCAAGGAACGCTCGCCGCACGCCGGCTCGTGTGGGCGCTCCAGCTGGCCGAGGAGATCGCCCCGCTGCTCGCCGGCGACCAGGAGCCCTCGTTCCGAGCGGTGTTCCGGCCGTCCTCGCCGCCTCCAGACACGATGCCGGCGCGTGCCGACGAGGAGGTCGAGCGGGAGCTCGCGGCCGTCGGAGGTGGCCGGTGAGCCGCGCGAAGTCGATCGAGCAGCGGGCGCGCGAATGCATCCGTGAGATCCGCGATTGCGACGCGTTCTACCTCGCTGTCGGCGAGGACGACCCGCGCACGCAGTCCGACAAGGACGAGGACGCTGCTCGCGAGGTTGTGGTCGCCATCCGGAAGGCGATCGAGGCCGACCGTCGAAAGCGAGGCCGATCGTGAGCTGGGAACCCACGCGCGTGCAGATCATGGCTCTGCGCGCCATCCTCGCGAACGGCGGCCGCGTCGCGCACAAGGGCGAGCGCGGTGGCATCTGGGCGGGCGCTCAGCGCGTGAAGGCCGTCACCTTCTCTGCCTTCGTCGAGCGTGGTGTGTTGATGCCGACGTCTGCCGCCGGCGACGACTTCACGTTCACGCCCGCGGGCCGCGCGCTCGCCAAGAGGCTGCCGTGATCAACCTCGACAAGCTCTGGTCCAAGTGGTCGACGCCCCACCACGACGAGACGCGGATCGACTCGCTGAACGCCCACGAGGCGCGGCAGACGATGCGCGACATGCTCGATGACATCCACGACCTCGTGAAGCTCGTCACGACGGTGCGCGAGTATGGCAAGGCTCGCATCGCGCTCAGCAAGGCGCACGAGGCGTGGGTGGCTGCCAACAAGCCGGACGAGTCGACGGCGCCGAAGCTGCTCGCGTGGCTCGAGGCGCGCGCGAAGCACCGCGCAGCGATCGACCGCGTCGAGGCGCTCGCCGTGCAGCTCGCCGGCGGCGACGCTCGACGGGTCTGCGAGGGGGTAACCAATGAAGCCGGGTGAGCTGCGGGCGCTCGTCGCCGCGTGCGGCAGCCACGATGACCTTGCCTGCTGGGCGCTGGCCAAGGCGTTGATGGCGAGCCCCGAGGTGGTGGAGGCTGCCGAGGCCGTTCAGGCCGCAGCTGTCGGCGAACGATGCCTCCACGAGTTCGACGGCACGACCAATTGCCTGCTGTGCGGAGCTAGTTGGCAGGTGGTTGCCGAACAGCACCAGCTCGAGGTGCTCCGTCTGACCGCCACGCTCGCCTTGGCCCAGGAGCGGGCCGAGATCTGGTTCACGGTGGCGCACGACCAGAATCACGACCACCAGCAAGTGGTCGCCAATCTCACCGGCCAGCGCGACCAGGCGCTCGAGTCGGTCCGGGCTCAGTGGCCGCAGGCACGGGCCTCTGCTCGCACGGCTGCGATCGAGGAGTGCGCGGCGACGGCTGTGCGGTGGTTCGTGGGGCTCGGTCACGGCGAGCACGACGACGAGACGGAGGAGTTGCGCAAGGCGATCCTCTCCAAGAGGCAGGAGCCGTCCGATGGGCAGCGCTGAGGGCGCAGCGAAGTCCCGCGCCGCCTTCCTCGCGAAGTGGCGCGCCGGCGAGATCCGCACCGTGCGTCGCGTGGGCGCCTCGGGGCTCGCGCAGGCCTTCGTGCCGGTGCAGCGGGTGTTCGTGCCGAAGGTGCAGCTGCTCGGCCGGGCCATCATGGCGCTGATGCTGGGCCCGCTGCCCGCGCCCGAGCTCGCCAAGCGGTGCGGGGTCGAGGTCGAGGATCTCGCGGACTGCGTCGAGATGCTCCGGCCGCACGTGCAGGCCATCCGCCTCGGCGAGGTCCACCTGGTCTTCGGTCTCTGGGAATCGTGGGCGGCCATCCACGAGGCGCGCGAGCGCTTGCTGGTCGTCGAGGAGGTGTGCCGTGTCGCAGCGTGAACGTCCGATCCTGTTCAGCGCGCCGCTCGTGCGCGCCATCCTCGCGGGGACCAAGACGGTCACGCGGAGGCCGATCAAGCCGCAGCCCGTCGGCCCGGTCGCGAACGTCGACGCGCCGCCCGACCGTCAGGTCTTCGCATGGCACCCGACAAAGCCGGTCGTCGACGGCAAGGTGATGCCGGTCGGAACGCACCGCTTCCGGCTCGACCCTGCGAGCCAATCTCTGCTCGTCGCGCAGGGGTGCCGGTACGGCCAACCAGGCGATCGACTTTACGTACGTGAGTCGTGCTGGCTGCTCGCAGTCGAAGACGAGCGCGAGCCGCGATTGGAGTTCGGCCGGCACATCGATGGCGAGCCCTTCGATAGCATCATCGGGCCCGACGCCGACCTGACCGACGCCGACCCACCGCGCGTTTGGTTCGCCGCCGACGGTGAGCTTCCGAAGCTCGACGAGCCGTGGCGCTGGCTCCGTCGCAACAGCATCCACATGCCGCGGTGGGCGTCCCGGATCGTCCTCGAGGTGACCGGCGTCACCATCGAGCGGTTGCAGGACATCACCGAGGAGGACGCGAAGGCCGAGGGGGTCGAGCCGATCGCCGGCGCGGGCGGGGCCGTCTATCCAGGCACCGGCGCGTACCGGCGACCGGGCACGCATCGGGACGCGTTCCGCGTGAAGTGGATCGAGATCTACGGCGCCGAGTCGTGGGACCTGAACGGGTTCGTGTGGCGCGTCGCGTTCAAGCGGATCGAGGTGGCGTGATGCCGAGGAAGCCCACCAGCTCCGAGATCGAGGCTGTCGTCTCGCTCACCACCATCGGCTCGATCGCCGCCACGTCGGCCGGCGTCGACCCGATCATGCTCTGCAACGTCTGCGGCAAGCCGTCGTCGCGGCTCGCGCTCTGGCGCGAGCACGACGGTCGCGACAAGCCGACGAAGAAGCTCGTCTTCATCGACGAGGGCGACGACGAGCACCTCGAGTGCCGCAAGGCGATGGAGGCGCATCCGCGGCTCTACGCGCAGGACGTCGGGCTCCCCGGCTACTTCCCGACGCTGTGCGGGCCGTGCCGCCACCGCGAGGGCTGGCGCTGCCGCCACCCGAAGCTGAAGGCGAACGGCGGCGAAGGCCTGCGCGTCGGCATGAACGGGATGAACGCGATCATCTGCGGCCGCGGTGGCTGCCAGAGCGGCATCACCGGCGCGCGCGAGTGCGAGGGCCGGGCGATCACCTGCACGGCCTGCAAGGGCACCGGGCGCGAGGAGCGTCCGGCCGACAAATACGACGTCGGGACGTTCGGGGCCGTGTGCCTCACGTGCCGCGGGAAGGGATGGACGTGACCATGAATGCCGAGACCACGACGAAGCAACTGCCGATCGACAAGCTGCACGAGTCGCCGTTCAACCGCCGCCGGGCGTGGGGGAACCTCGACGAGCTCGCGGCCTCCATCCAGAAGGTCGGGCTCCTCGAGGAGCTGCTCGCGCGCCCTCACCCGAGCCGGAAGGGCGAGTTCGAGCTCGTTTTCGGCCACCGGCGCCTGCGCGCCGCGAAGCTCGCCGGCGTGGCTGCCGTGCCCTCGAAGGTCCGCCCGATGTCGGACGATGCCGTGCTCGACGCGCAGATCATCGAGAACCTGCAGCGCGAGGACGTGCACCCGCTCGACGAAGCGGAGACCTACGAGCAGCACATCGCCGGCGGTAAGACCGCGACAGAGATCGCCGCCCGCGTGGGCAAGCACCCGAGCTACGTGCATCAGCGGCTGAGACTGCTGACCCTCTGCGAGGACGTGCGCGCTGCCTACGCGGCCGACCGGATCTCGACCGCGGTGGCGATCCTGATCGCTCGGCTGCCGTCGCACACTGCGCAGATCGAGGCGCTCGAAGACGTTGGGGGCACCCAATACCGGCCTGCAGCGACGCTCGCGGAGGCGCGGCAGGTCATCGAAAGTTCGTTCCTGCTCAGGCTCGCGGACGCGCCGTTCGATCGTTCCGAGTGTGCGCGCTGCCCGAGTCGCACCGGCAACCAACCGGAGCTGTTCGGCGACGTGGCGAACGCCGACACATGCACCGATCGCGGGTGCTTCGAAGCGAAGACCAAGGCGCACCACGAGGGCCTGCTCGAGAACGCTAAGACGCGCGGGTTGCCCGTGCTGACCGGACGCGTGGCAGTGAACGCGATCAGCGACGCGGGCTGGAGCCGGACCTCCGAGTATATCGACCTGGACCGCGAGGTCCGTGGCGTGGGCGACGAGGAGCTCTTCGACGACGACGATGGCGAGGACGCGGGTTTCGACGACGAGAAGCCGCGACCCGAGCCTCCGCCGCGCAAGACCTACCGCGAGCTGCTCGCCGGCGCCGCGCTCGACGTGACCATTGCTCAGGACTCGGCTGGCAAGGTTCACGAGCTCGTGCCGCGCGCCCTGGTTGCAGCCGTTCTGCCGTCAGAGGCGCCCAAGGGCGGCCGCGTTCACCCGACGGTCGACTTCGCGAAGGAGCAGCGCGAGAAGGCGGCGAAGCAACGAGCCAAGACACTGGCGCTCATCGGCGCGATCGTCGACCAGGCCGGAGCGAAGGGCGACGCCGAGAGCGGCTTCTGGCACTTCCTCGGTCACCTGCTGATCGAGCACGCGCACCACGACACCCGGTCCGAGGTCTGCAAGCGACGCAGGCTCGAGGTCCCCGAGGTGAAGCGCCTGTACGGCAGCGGGAAGAGCTACGACTACGAGAAGGCGCTCGGGACCGCGCTCGACAGCGCGAACGCTGGCGCGCAGAAGGCGCTCTGCGTCGAGCTGCTCGTCTCCCGCACCGCGTTCTTCGGGGAGGGCCTGACCAAGCAGCTCAAGGCGGCCGTCTCGTACTACGAGATCGACACGAAGAAGGTCTACGCCGACGCGAAGAAGAGCGCCGCGAAGAAGCCGGCCAAGAAGGCAGCGAAGGCCGCGGCTCCTGCAAAGAAGGCGGCGAACAAGAAGGGTGAGCGTCGTGGGTGAGCGTCGCGAACGCATCGTCGCCGCCGCCGTGGCCTTCGCGCACGTCGTCGCCGACGAGCTCGACAACATCGAGGCGGGGAATCCCGCGTCTGGTTCCCGCCGTCGGGCCGCTCCCTTGCGGATCGTCCCGGTCTCGGCTGATGACTTGGAGCGCGCGAAGGCCCTCGCCGAGCGCAACCCGCACCTGCTGACGAAGGCAAAGCGATGACGACGACGACGGAGATCAACGGCAACCTCGCGCTCGCGGCCATGCCCGAGGGCGAGCAGCTCGGCGCCGCCCAGCCGAAGACGAAGCGCCTGCCAGGCTCAGGCGAGCTCGAGATGCTCTCGAGTGGTCGGGTGCGCGCGCGCCTGCCTCGCTCGCTCGGGCGCAAGCCGATCGGCACCTTCGACACGGAGGAGGAGGCCGAGCGGATCCTCAACGCGACGCTGGTGAACATCGCGAGCGGTTCGATCCAGCTGTCGTCCGGCGCCGTCACGCTCGACGACTTCGCGCAGAAGGTCTACTTCCCGCACCGTCGCGAGACCGGCAAGCGCGGGTGGAAGGTCGAGCGCGATCGATGGATCCGCCACTTCGCCGAGTCGTGGAACGACAAGCCCGCGTTCGGCACGCGACCGCTCGAGAAGCTCGGTCAGCTCGACATCCGCGCCCTGCGCGACGAGCTGCAGCAGCGCGTGGTGGTGCGCAGGTTCCGGCGCCGCAGCACCGGCGAGCTCGTGACCTCGACGACGCCCGGCAAGCAGCTCGAAAAGCAGGCGCTCAAGAATCTGCTGAACCTCCTCCGGTCGGTGCTCGAGCACGCCGTCGAGAAGGGCCTGATCGCGGAGAACCCGGCGATGGGCATCAAGCCGACGAAGGTGTGGCACCGCACGCGCGAGACCTGGACGACGCTCAACGTCGACGAGCAGCGCGCGTTCGCGACTCGCGATGCGATCCCGGAGTGGGTGCGGGTGATGGCGCAGTTCGCGTGGGGGACGGGGCTGCGTAAGAGCGAGCTCGCGTGCCTCGAGCTGGCCGACTTCCATCCCACAGGCGAGCGGCCGCACGTTGTCGTGCGCTTCGGCGCGCCGGGCCTGCCGCCGAAGAACGGAAAGCCGCGCACGGTGCCGCTCTTCGGTGCGGGCCTCGAGGCCGCCAAGCGATGGCTCGAGATCCTCCCGACGTTCGCCGAGAAGAACCCGAAGGGGCTGGTCTTCCCGACGGTCCGCGGCATGTCGCGGTTCGGTCGCCGCCTCAAGCGCTGGGAGGTGTTCGTGCGCGCGGCAGGCATCCCGCGTCGCGTGCGCTGGCACGACCTTCGGCACACCTGCGCGACCGCGCTCGTGAACGGCTGGTGGGGTCGCAAGTGGTCGCTCGACGAGGCCTGCCTGATGCTCGGCCATTCGTCGGTGAAGGTCACCGAGAAGTACGCCCACACCGACCAGGACACGCTCGACCGTGCCGCCCGCGAGACCGGAGGCGGCTCTTCTGGCGGAGGTGGTGTTGTCCGTCGGGGCCGGGAGCCTGTTGCCCCACGCGTGCCCCACACCGATTCGAAATCCTCTGCGCGCCCAGGACGATTCGAACGTCCGACCACTGGTTCCGTAGACCCTGGACACCCGAGCAGTTCCGAGGCCTTGGAGCTCAGCGCGGGGCAGCGTGGGGCAATCGGCGATCTGCTCGGGGCAGTGATGGCCGGAGACGCCGTCCTGGCCAACGTCCGGGCCCGGCTCCTGGCCGGCCTGGTCGCCGCCGAGCACCCGGCAGGGCGCCTGGTCGCCGCCGCCCTCGGGCAGACCGACGACCTAGTGCGCGCGGCCCTGGACTACGCCGAGGGGGTCGCGGGTGGGGCTGATGACGAGCTGCCGGAGGCTCGCCAAGCATGAGCCCGATGGGCCACGTCTGCGCCCTCGCTCGCGAGCTCGCCGAGCGCCGCGTCTACCTCGGCGAGCTGCTTGAGGCGACGAACGAGCGGGCGCGCGCGCTGGGCATCCTGGTCGTCCAGCCGATGCCGGGGCGTGAGGAGACCATCCTCGCGGCCTTGGACGCGCTCGACGACCTCGATGGCGTCCCTTGGCCCGCGCCGGCGCCGAAGACGAAGCGGGCCAGGCCCGCGCCCCAGGTCGAAGTGCTACGCCGCCGCGCGCGGTAGGATGGAGAAGGACCATGAGCGACGCACGAGAGAAGGCGGTCGAGCGGTTGATCCTTGTGCTCGGCGCCGCCAACGCTGCCGCGCGTGATGGTGTGGAGATCGAGCGCGCTTGTCGCGAAGTCTGCTCTCTGAGCGCCCTGGAAGTCCGCGCGGCGATGTCCGGGGAGCCCTATGGGCTGCGAGACGCCGCGGAGAACATCCTCCGCGGCGTCGGCCTCGTCGCCGTGCCGGCCGAGATCGTCGAACGGCTCGACGCGCACCCAGCGACCGTCGAAGACGAAGCGGGGCGCCTGCTCCATTCCGCCGACGCGCCAGACTGTGGATACGACGGGACGTGCAAGCGGTGTCTTGCCCGACTCGCCCTCGCCGACGCGGTGCTGGCGCAGCTCAAAGGTGACCGATGACGGCGCACGAGACGGCGGTCGAGCGACTTGCCGAGATCTTCATCGAGACCGGAGCCAGCGACCGCATGGATTGCGACGCGAAGGAGTACGCGTCCGACCTGCTTCGTGAGCTTGGCCTCGTGGCCATCGACCGCGAGCTCGCGGCCGCCTACCGCGCCGAGATGCACCAGCAAATGACGGTCACGGGGGTGCCCCCTAGCACCGAGGAGTTGCAGGTTTCCCCGACCGAGCTGGTGATCTGCGTCGCGGTGCTCGAGCAGCTTCGGGGCGGGCAGTGAGCGCCGACGCGACGCGCGAGGATCGGCGCCGAGCCCTGGCTGACATGGCCGCGAAGCTGCGCGGCATCGCCGACACCATCGAGCGCGGGATCGAGACGGGCCGGCTCGATGTTGACGGGACGATCAACCGCCACCTTGGCCTGCACGAGGAGCAGATCCACGTGCGCGTCCGTCTGGTGGAGATTGGGGGCGGGCGGTGAGCGGGCGCGAGCCGGAGATCGTCGTCAACGGTGTGCGCCTCACCGAGGCGCAGGCGCTGGCGGTCCGCGTCGCCGTGACCAGCTTCCGCATGGGGCTCACCGACCCGGAGCACATGGCGGCGCTCGGCCCCATCGGCCCGCTCTACGACGCGCGCCTGGCCGAGGTCGAGCTGCTGGCCTGCGCCCCACCCTGCGATGGGTGGTGACGGGCGCGTCAGCCGACGCGGCATGCTGGGCGGCAAGGCGGTGAACCGCACCCTCTGCGCGATCCGCCCCGTGCCGCGCAACCTGTGGTGGTCGATCTTCCACCGGCACCCGGCCGCGCGGCCGGGCATGCGGATGTTCGTGGCGTGGTGGCGGCCGAGAGCACGGGCCCTCTCCTGATGCTCGAGAACGGTGCCGCGGTGGTGACGAATCTAGTCCACCGCCGGCCCCCTCGCGGTCACCACGCGGGCACTGACCTCGCTTCCTCTTTTTCGACCGCGTCTGCTGTCCGCCTTCACTAAAGAAACGGGGCCCCGACCCCGCAGGGCGCTAAAGGTGCTCAGCGACTTGAGCGGCCCAAAACGACGACAGGCCCCGCCACCCGGTGAGGGGTGACGGGGCCTGCAATTCTCCGGGGGAGGTTGACCCGGACGTCGTCTTGGCGGTGCGCGATGCGTGCCTAGTTCATCAGCTTCGACGCGAGCGGCGCGTCGGGGTGGCGCTCGGCCATGATGGCTTCGTAGCGGGCATCGTCGCCCGACTCGAAGGCTTCGAGCAGGTCGGCCTCGATGTAGCCGGTCTGCTCGCGGCCGTAGTCGTCGAGGTACGTGATGGCAACGGTTCCGGGGGGCGGCTCGTCGTCTTTGCTCATGGGGTTCAGTCTACCTTACCCCTGCTCGTCCTCGTCGGACGGCGGGGGCTCGGTGTCGTGGGTGGGCGGGCGCACCGAGAGGAGCCTCTCGAGCGTCGACACGCGGGTCTTGAGCTGGGCGTTGTCGCGCTCGAGGCCGCCGATGCGCTTGTCCGTGCGCTCGTGCGACTGGTCGTAGCGTTCGAGCCTGCGGGCGATCTCCGTGAGCTGCACCGTGACGGTCGCCAAGCCAACGCGCACGGCCACGTAGGCTGCGAGCGGGCCGCCGACGAGCGAGACGATAGCGACGAGGATGGAGAGCAGGGCGACCACCGGACTCGTATTCACGTGATCCCCTCCAGCTCCTTCGGGTCGATGTGCTCCAGGCGAACGGTGTGCTCGGCCTCGGGCGCGCGCAGCGGGGTTGCGGCTCCGTCGTAGATCGGCGCGGTCACCGCTCGAAGGCGCTGGCTCGACTTGCTCGTCGGCGTCCCCGGCCAGGTCGGCGTGTCGCTGTCCGGGGCCGGCGAGCGATCGGTGTCGCGGTGTGCACGGAGCGCCGCCATCACGCGATCGCTCGGCCCGTTGATCCAGCTGATGGCGTCGAGCGTGTAGAGCGACGGCGCCGGACAGGCAGCGACGAGCGGGTGTGCCAGGAAGGCTACCATATCGTTCTCGATTCTCTCGGCCTCGTTCACCATCACCGGCGTCGGCCGGGGCTTGCCGGTCGTGTCGAAGCCGCGCGTCTTCGGGCGGTAGGTGCAGGCGATCGGCCACACGCGGTCGGGCCCGAGGCCGCGCTTGGCGTAGCCCGCCATGACCCGCTCGACGTGGTAGACGTGCCCGCGGTCGTCGTGCTCCCACGCGTAGATCTGCGGGAGGATCGCGTCGCACTCCTCGTCGAGCGCGACGAGCTCGTCGGACAGCGGGTGCCCCACGCCGGCGCCGAGGTAGTCGGGCGGCGCGTGTGCGATGAAGGGCTCGTCGGCGACGACCTCGAGGCCGCGCTGCAGCCGCTCGGCCTGCGCCTCTGCCCACGCGGTGCGGATGCTGGCGACCAGAGCGCGTGCAGCTGCAGCCGTCGCGGGCTGGTACTCGAACTCGGCGTTGATGATCGCCCCGTGCGCGCCCGCGACGAAGAAGCGCCGGAAGATGCCGACGACCTTCCGCTCGGTGCCCACGTAGGGGAAGACCCACGGAAACACGAGCAGGCCGGCCGCGAGGTACGCCTCGACCGAGGCCTCGTCGAAGGCGGCATCGGCCGAGCCGCCCGCGCCTGCGCGCGGCGCGATCCAGGTGATGCCTGCGTCAGCGCACCGCTCGATTGCGACGTGGAGGTCGCGCACCTTCGCGCCAGGGTCGAGCGAGGCCTCGAAGGCCACCCAGCCGCCGAGTCCGCGAGGAACGATCTTCGACATCACGTGGCCTCGATTTCTGGCAGGTCGACGGTCTGGCCCGCCTTGTCGTGCGTGCAGTCGCCGAGGAACTGGATGCGCCCGTCGCTGACGAACGAGTGGCAGACGCTCTCGCGCGCCACCGCAGCGGGGTCGTCGGGATCGCTCGCGCGCCAGCGGACGAGGATCGACGGCGTGAGCGTCGGACGTTCGAGAGAGCCGTTGTAGCTCCACGCCTTTGGCCCGTGCGTCGGGACCACGTGTCGATCGCCGCACGCAGGGCACTCGAACGAGATGCCGTAGGGGCTTCCGTCGCCGTACGTCACGTTCTTCGCGCGCGCCATCACACCCCCCAGAGGTCGAGCACCAGGTGCATCGGCCACAGGACCGCGGTGGTGAGCATCGCGAGGGCAATTGCGGCGAGCGTGCGCAGCTCGTCGAGCATCAGGCCCAGGCCTGCGTCGGCACCCAGAGGTCCGCGGCCTCCCAGACGTACCGTTCGGTGAACCAGCAGTGCCCGGGCCGCGAGCGCAGCCCCCAGGAGCGGCCCCAGGAGTTGCGCACCAGGTAGCTGTGCGTGCCGTCTGCGTGACGGCGGTAGCCCACGATCACCATGGCGTGGCCGCCGACCGAGCGATCGGGATACGACCAAACGACGTCTTCGCCGCCGGCGTACTCGAGGAACGCCTGCCCGACGTCGACACCGAACACCACGGGACAGCCCATGTCGATGGCTGCGCGGACGTCGTCGCCGCGGGCGTGCCCCCGCGTCGAGATGCGGAAGAAGGCCTTGATGCGATGGTCGTAGCCGTCCTGCAGCGCCTCGATCGGCGGCCGCACGAACACCTTGCTGACGTCGTACGGCCAGAGCGACTCGCGTGCGACGCCAGGCCCTCCCATCACGCGGAAGGCGCTCCGCACGTAGGTGCCGTCGTCCAGGCACTCCGAGCCGTCGAGCAGCCGGGCCTTGAAGTACAGGTCGAGCCGCGACAACTGCACCGGGCTCGAGGTGAGCAGCTCGAACGCGTCGCACGTCGCGTTGGCGACGCAGGACCCGAGCGCGCCCTGGTCGGAGATCGGCGTCGTCTGCGTGAGCGCGACGATGTCGCCGGGGTAGAGCAGGCCGCGCGTCAGCGCGGGGCGAGACTCGCGCAGGAGTGCGAACGGCTTGTCGCGCGGGTCGGCCTGGTCGGGGCGGTACGCGAGCTTCATCGGCACACCTCGTTGGCCTCGGCGCAGGAGGTCACTTTCGCGAGCTTGGCCGGACACAGGGGCACGCTCTGCCGGCCCATCTCGCGGCAGAAGTCGTCCCAGTCGGATCGCCAGAGCGTCGGGCACACCTTCGCGAGCTGCAGGCCTGCGCGGTGGCAGGCGTCGCCGCCGGCGAGCTCGGCGGGGCTCTCGGTGTCGTCCTGCCTCGAGGGGCAGACCGGCGGGGGCGGCGAGCACGAGCAGCTCGCGGCGGCGAGGATCCCGAGCACCAGGCCGAGCACGGCGCCGCCAGCTAGGCGCGAAGCGAGGTCGAGGCCGCGCGGGGTCACCGGCAGCTCCTTGCCCACGCATCGGCGTGGCCTTCCGCGGTGAACAGCTGGTGAGCGCCGAAAGCGGCGGCGCCGAGCGCCACGATCCCCGCGCCGATGACGACGCCTCGAGGGACGCCTCGTTCGTCGACGACTGTGACGACCCCGGCGCTCGAGCCAGCCACGCCGGCGAGCACCGCCGACCCCTTCGCCCATGCCCCTGCGGCGATGCGCCGGTCGTCGAGCTCGCGGCAGTAGGTGTCGATGTCCGGAGCCCGCGCGGCGAGCGCTTGAGCCTTCGGTGGCGCGGTCCGCAGACCGACCAACCGGGCCTCCTCGAGGCTGCCTGCGCACGCGATGGAGGCGAGCGCGAGAACGAAGACGAGCGCGTGAAGCGGCGAGCGCATGCGCATAGATGAGCACAGTCGCGCTGTGCGCAAAAGCGAGGCCCCCAAGGACTGCTCCTCGGGGGCCTCGGACGCTCTGTTCCCGGTCAGGCTTCGGCGATCGCGACGCCGAACTTCACGCGGGCCTTGGTGACCGCGTCGGTGGCGTTGTTGAACAGCACCTTGGTCTTGGCGGTGTTCAGGCACGCCTTCGTGGTCGCCGGCGCGGAGCCGGCCGGGACGAGGACGATCTTCTTGCCGAGCGTGGTGCCCGCCAGGACCTCCGCCTCGAGGAGCGAGACGACGCCGCGCGCCGTGTACTTCGCCGGGATGACCACTTCGCTCGAGACCATGCTCTCGACCACGAGCTCGATGACCTCGATCTTCTCGGTCTGGTAGACGACGTCGAGGTCGGTGATGGCATCGGACGCGAGCACGACCAGGTCACCGTTCGGGGCGACCGCAATCTGCCCGGTGATGGGCGTGGCGCCGAAGGCCTGCGCCGCGAGCTCGCCGGTCACGCCGCCAGCGCGAACGGTCGCGCGGACGATGGAGACCGCCTTCTTGTAGTCGGGCAGCACCACCGCCTGCAGCGTCGCAAGCTGGTAGGAGCTCGCGGCAGGCACCGCCTTGCGAACGGTCTGCGGTGCGCCCTGGAGGGCCTGCAGCAGGCGGATGCGGTGGGTGAGGTTCTCGGCGGGGTTGCTGATGCCGAGGGCGTCGGCGAGGGAGTTCTGGGCGGCGAGTTCGGGGAGGGGCATCGGAGTACTCCTGGTCGGAAGGACGGCGGTCGGCGAGCCCGCTCTCGAGTCAGGTTCGGCCCGCCGGTCGCCAGCCGCGGCGGACGTGAGTCAGGGGTTCGTCGAGGACTTCTCGGCGACGTCTTCCTTCGAAATGGCGTCGATCGTCTTGAAGGCGACCGCGAACCAGCCGAGGAGCATGGTGCCGCAGATCGTCAGGCCGGCCTCCACCGAGAGCTTGTCCTGTGCGACCTTCACGCCGACCAGCACGGCGAAGATCACCGCGACGAGCAGGACGAAGAGCGTGAGCAGGCCCTTCCTCGAGGTGAAGAACCAGGCGAGCGGTGAAGGCTTCTGCGGCGCCGGATCGGGCATGCGCGGAGCCTACGATATGCGCAAGCCGTTGGCGAGATGCGCAAGTCAGGCGACGACGGGGCCCTCGGGCCACGCGTACCCCAGAAGCTTGGTCGTCGGAGGCGTTCCGGATGCGAACTCGGTGGAGTGGGAGGTGCCCGAGACCGAGTCGAACTGGACCTTCACGCCGTTCGTGCTGCTGTCTCGCCGGGTCGAGATCCGGCTGACCGGTAGCCCGCGCCAAAGCATGTGCCGTTGGAAGCTCGACGCAGACTCCACCGGGCCGTTCGTCTCCAGCACGTTCAGCAGCTTTGATGGGCTCGCATCCGTGGCCTTGAACTCCCAGGCTCGGTACCGCTGGACGCAGTTCTTCGGCGTGGGCTGGTTCATGGTCAGCTGGGCCCAGACGTCGAGGGAGACCGGGCCCTTGGGGTTGCTCGCGAGGGTCAGGTCCGCCTGGAAGGTGCTGGTCTGGGTGGTTCCGGCTCCACCCGCGGAGACGTGGGTCCAGGCGCCGAAGAAGCACGCGGGCAGGAGGCCATCGTCCTCGCTGAACGTCGCGTGTGCACCCAGCTTGCGCATTCCGTGCTGGAACTTGCTGCTCTGCCACCACATCGCGCCGAGGCAGACCGCCCGTCCCGTGCCCGGCGTGCAGGTAGCGTTGCCGGTGCGGTTGGGCGTCTTCAGGGCAGCCGCCGGCGCCAGCGAGCCGTTGGTGAGCACCGGCGCGATCTTCGAGACCACGAGGGCGCCGACGTGCGCAAACTCCGAGCCGCCGACGTCGACCTCGGTGGTGCAGCTCGCGCGCGAGTATCGGATGCCGTTGTCGTCGGTCACGACGAGCCAGAAGTAGACCCACCCCGTGTACGACGCGAAGTCGCTGAAGTTCGGGTCGAGGAACGAGTTGTACGCGATGCTGCCGGCTGTGATGTCGAGCTGGAAGGGCGTCGCCGTGCGGAACGCGCCACGAATCCCGCGGACGGAGACGTCCAGGTTCGCGAAGGTGACGCGCGCGTCCGTGGCGTCGGACGGCACGTCGACCGAGAGCTCGCCCGTGCGGATGTAGCTGTCGCTCTGGCCGCCGCCGTCGAGCAACTCGGCGAGGAAGATGCGCGCGTCGAAGATGTCCTGCTGCGTGATGGAGGTCGCGCCCACGCGTACGCGCAGCACGGCAATCGGCATCCGCCCGGCCGTGGGAGTCGGCGCCGAGCCGCCCGGCGTGCCGGCGGTGTAGAACACCTCGCCCTCGCCGTGTCGCATCTTGATCCGCGGCGTTCCAGAGGGCAGGAACCGCTTCAGCGTCGTGTTGTACAGGTCGACGGTGCGCTCTTCGTCCTTCTCGACCGCGTCGGGCGAAGAGGTGGCCGGTCCGATCTCGATGAGGTCGTAGCGCATCGAGGCGCCCGCGGCCGTGACGGCGACGCTCGATGCACCCGCCGACGCGTAGCGCTTGTTGACCAGGCGGACGTTCGAATCGACGTCCGTCGCGACGGGCGATCCGACGACGCCGGAGGTGCCGGACTCGGGGATCGTGGCCATGCCGACCTCGACCTGCACGGTCATGTTCGGCACGCTCTGCGCGGTGACGCGTAGGCCGTCGACGACCGCACCGCGCACGCCCACAGACGCGGTCTGGTCCACCGATCGGTGGCTCGACAGGTAGCCGAGGATGTCGTGCAAGTCGCGCGAGGCGAGCTTGCCGACGCGCTGAACGTCGGTCGGATCCCCGCGCTCGAGGTCGTTGTAGAACACGACTTGCGATTCACCGGCCATGAAGACGCCTCCTCGAGCGGTTCTGCTCGCGGCGATGAGCATAGCGCGATTGCGCGCATGTCGTGCGCATCACCAGTAGCGGGGGTACCAGCTCCATCGCACGCCGCCACCCCGAATCTTGTCGAGGCCGACCGAAATCGCCGCGCGGATGGCTTCGTCGCCGATGGGAAACCCACCGAGCGGCGAGAGCCCCCACGCAAACCCCATCGGGACCGCGTCGTCCTCGGCCAACCCCGTCGAGGCCTTCCAGTAGCTTCCGGGATCGTCGAGGCCGGCTCCGTCCCACCGGACCATGAAGTGCCGCGGCGACTTCGCGAGGCACGCGAGTCCGGCGGGGGGCGCCCCGACCTCGTCGACGGGGGCAGCCAGGCCATCCGGGGCGATCCCCAGCGGCGTCAGCCCCCAGACGAATCCGGGGAACGGGCGGTCGCCTTCCCCGGTCACGCACTCGATCTCGCTGGTTCCGGCCTCGTAGAGCTGGGCCGGCCCGTAGACGCCGAGCGCGCGATTGCACAGACGGAGCAGGGCGGGAGGCGAGATCGTGTCGGCGAAGGCGAGGATCGCCGCTCGCAGGGAGTCCTCGGACTCTCCGTCCTGACGCTGGCGTCCTCGGTCGCGCGCGAGCTCGTCGAGCTCGTCGTCTCTGCCCTGTGTCGAGTCCAGCGGCTGGGTGACGGTCAGCCCGAGCTCGCGCCACTCGCGCGCCTCCCAGGTGGCTGCCGCGACCTCGGCGACCAGGCCGTCGCCCGAGATCTCGACCTTCGAGCCGCCAGAGGGCTCGACCAGCGCGACCACGCGAGCGAGCTTGCCGACGTTCGCGCCGGCGACGAACTCCAGGTAGAGCCCGACCAGCTCCTGGAAGAAGCGGTCGCCGGCCGCCGTTCGCTCGAGATATGTCTTGCCCCCGGAGATCGTGACGGTCGCCTTGTCGCCCGAGGCGCCGAAGGCGGAGTCTGCGAATCCGACGATGCGGCCAGCGATCACCGTCGAGGCAAAGCCTGCGACTCGTGCTTCGGCGGCTGCGGCGTGCGGTCCGGCGAACCCAGCGGCGAACGTGACGGCGGCCGTGAGCTCGTACTCGTGGCCCTCTTCGGTCACGACAAGACAGGCACGCGAGCGCGCTGGCAGCGTCAGGGCGGTGCCGACGCGCGAGCGCTGGATCTCGACGCCTGCGGAGGCCTTCTGAGCGCCGCTCGCTGGCGGGTTGACGTCGCTGCTCCGAGCCAGCAGATGGCGCGCCGAGATCGTCCGATCGAGCTTCTCGGACAGCTCGACGAACGGGTCGATGAACGCCGCGAGCATCGCTTGCCCATCCGGGCTCGCCTCGAGGCGCCGCAGGTCGTCGGTCGACATCTGCGTGTAGAGGATCTTCATCGCCTCGGCGCGCGTGAGCGGTCCGAGCAGCTCGGGGATCGGCATCGGTTGGCTCCTCAGACGAAGGTGATGAGGTCCTCGCGAGTCCGGATCGTTTCGCCCGGCCGCGGGACGATGTCGCCGGCGGGCGAGACGATCGCCTTGTCGGTGACGACAAGGCCGGGCACAGAGCGCATCGCGGTTGCGATGAGCGAGCGCTCGAGCGTGGCGTTGGTCGTGATGCGGTTCACGGCCGCGGCGACCAGCGCGCGGGCCTGGGTCTGCACGATGGGAATCGAGAACCCATCGAGGAACCCGGGCGACAGCACGATGCTCGAGAACGACGGCACCGACCCCACGACCCGCACCGGCACCCCACCGCAGCGCACGTCCCTCAGGATTCGCAGCACCTGCAGGCAAAGCGCCTCGTTCGCGTTGCCGAAACTGTCGGCGACATACAGCACGACCGGGCCCGCCGGATAGCCTTCCGCGTCGAGGCTCTCCGTTGCAAGCGAGTGCCGGACGCCGGCGACCTGCGTGGCCCTCAGCTCAATCGCGGCGAGCGTGCCTCGCGCCAGCGTATCGGCCCAGCGCTCTGCGCGCGCGACCAGCGCCTCGTCGAGCTCGGGGTCTTCGCCGTTCGCGGCGTCCTCGATGCTGACGATGTCGAGCGTCGGGTCGAACAGCGCGCCCGGGTCCGCCCAGGCCTTGATCGCGCCCTTCGGGACGTTCGTGGCGCTGCCCGCAGACTTCGAGGTGACGGTGGCTCGGAGTGGGCCCTTCTGCCCAGCTGCGAACGGCACGGGCACGTCGAGCGTGAACTCGATCGCGCCGGCGAGGGCCTTCGCGCCTGCCTTGACCACACCGCCGGCGCCGCCGACCGCGCGCGCGATCTCCACGGTGGTGACAGCGGGCTGCGCACCGAGCCGCGAGATCTGCCCGAAGGTGTCCTCGAAGATCTTGGCGTCCAGCTCGTCGCCGCGGGCGCCTCGACGGGTGAGGGCGGCGATCTTCGCGAACGCTCGCCGCTGGACCTCTTCGCAGAGTGCGCCTCCCGCGCCGACCGTGAGGATGTTCATGGTCGAGCCCTTCTTCTTCACCGAAGCGGGGTCGATCTTCGTGTTGTCGATCGACCGAATCGCGCGATAGGCGATCGCTTCGACCTCGGTACGCGTCAGGAAGTCGGGCACGGAATCACTCCTCTCCGGTGGTCAGGAAGCGGTCGGCTCGTCCGAATCGATCCTGCACATCGACGGCGTACAGGAAGGCGCGACGCGCTCCCTGCGGCGCGCGGGTGATGTGTATTCGCACGTCGAGCACGTCGGGATCGTTTCGGACGTCGCGCTCTGCCTTCAGGCGAATGCGCTCGAGATCTGTTGGGCGGGCGAGGGCGCCTCGTCGAGGTGCGAGGCCCCATCCTGGCAGGTGGGCGTACGAGTCTTCGGCGTTGACGACGAGTCTCGTGATGCGCGTGCGCAGCGCCTGGGTCGGCGTCGCTCCTGCGAGGTCACGGTCAGACGATGCGCTCGGCGCACCGAGGATTGCGCCGGGGACGACGTCTCCGCGCGATTCGGGGACGAGGATGTCAGCGTACCGGCGTGGCGAGCCGATGGGAGCTGCAGGGACGAGCAGTGGCAGCGGGGAGACGATCAAGGCGCCACCTCGATGGTCGGGGAGGGGGTGAGGTCGATCGCCGAGCTCGGCACTCCATCGAGCACGACGTCGACCCCGAAGGCGCCCGCGTCGAACGTTCGGGCGGGGAACGTCCCATCGCCAACGGTGCTCCACTGCCGAGTGTCGGCCGACTCCCGAAGATCGAGCACGCCGGCCGCGACCGATGGATTCTGATCGCTGATCATTCCTCCCCAGGCGAGCACCCGGTTGCCAGGCAGCCACGCGAGCTGCGCGTGCGCGACGGTGTCGATGAACACGTCGTTGGACGGCAGCCCGACGTGCGTGAAGGTGCCGGTGAACGGGTCGAACAGCGCCTGCAGGTCGCCGCCGTACTCCTCCTCCTGTCCTCCGCAGATCAACACCTTGCCGTCGTCGCAGACGATGCAGGCTGCGTCGGCTCGGAAAGCCGCCAGCCAGCCGGGCGCGGTGAGGGCCGTGAACTCGTGCGCCTCCGGGTCGTAGACGTACGCAGCGTCGACAGCGACCCCGATGTCGCCGCCCCCCGTCCGTCCGGCGATGACGAGGACGCGACCGTCATTCAGCGGCAGCGCGCGGGTGCCGAACCCAAGGAGGCATTCCGGCGTGGCCGGTTCCTCGGTCCAGGCATCGATCGCGGGGTCGTAGCGCTCCGGCTGGACGAGCCCTGCTCCCCCGAAGATCAACACGGTGCGGTCCGGACCATGCACCAGGGCTGCATCGGTACGTGCCTCGACCATCGCGGTCCCGTTCACCCACTGCCCGCTCGAATGGCGGTAGATCGAGGTCATCGCAGTGGGGGTGCCGTTGACTTCGCCTCCCACCAGCAGCACGTCGCCGTTCTCGAGGAGAATCGCGCACGGCCGGCCGGCGTGCGCGATCGGCATCGCTGATGTGCGCGTCCAGGCGTCGAAGAGCGGGTGATAGAGGTAGCCGTACGCCTCGATGAGGGCGCTCGAGCCGCCGGCGACCAGCACGGTGCCGTCCGGCAGCAGCGTTGCCGTGTGATTCGAAAGCTCGATCGGCGCCGGCGCCGCCGTCTGAATGCGGCCCGTCGTGCTGTCGAAGAGCCAGCATGCGGTTGTGCCCTCGCCGCCGACGTCGCCGCCGACCACGAGCACTCGGCCATCCGGGAGGGTGGTCAGCGTGTGGCGGTAGACGGCGCCGGGGGGGGCATCGTGCGCGATCCGGGTCTCGCGCTCGCGGAACGTACGGTCTCGGACCGCGCGCACGGCGCGCACCCCAGGCACCGCGCCGCTGCCGCCAGGTGCGAGCTGGACGGTCCAATTCGAAGGGTTGAGCGCATCACGTGGATGCGACGGATCTGCAGCGCGCGGGGGCCGGTCGAACTCTACGCGTACGGTGTTCGAGGCGACCATGCGCGCCCGGTACGGGAACACGCAAGCTCGGGCGTCTGCAGGCAGGCTGGCCACGCCGCCAGACTACGCTCAAAGCCAGACATGCGCATTGGGCAGGCTTCACGACTCCGCGGCGTTGTACGCGAGCACGGCGGCAATCAGCGCCGCCTCGAGGAGCTCCGGACAGATGGTCGGCAGCTCTGGGATCGGGATCGTTATGCCGAAGGCGAGCTCGAGGAGCTCGTCGAGCGAGGGGACCTTCGGCAGGGGCAGCGACGGGCTGGTGGGCATGGGCATGCCGCACGGCGTTGGAAGCTGCGGGAAGTCGAGCTTGGGCGGGAGGTCGAAGCGCGGCAGCCCTGCGCGGAAGGAGAGGTCGACTTTGATTTCAGCCATGGTCACTTCCCCACGTAGACTCGAGTCGAGTGGCCGGAGGGCCCGACCGTGCCAGGAGTACCGAAGGCCACGCCCTGTGTCGCAGGCGTGTCGGCGGCCTCCTTCGACATGGAGAGCAAGGTGATTCCTTGGGTCACGACGCGAGGACCGGCGATGGTGACGCCCGTGTCGTCCACCTGGATCCACGACGTGGCGGAGGGGCTCTTCACCTGGACGCCCTTGGCCGAGAGGATCACCGCCGCGCCCTGAGACTGCTTCAGCTTCAGGTCGTAGCTGTTGGTGAGCGGGTTGCCCTGCGCGTCGATCACGGAGCCGTCGGGGAGCTTCAGCGTCCAGTTCCCCGAGCCCACCATGCGGGTGAAGACCGAGCCGTCCTCGTACTCGATGAGGTGCGAGCCGCCCTTCTCATGCTTGTCGAAGTAGTGGTTGCTCAGGTTGATCTCGTTGACCCCGCGGTAGGCGACCTGCTCGCCCGGCTCGGCGTGGGTGCCGGGGACCCTCGAGAGGATGACGCAGTGCCCGTTCGGGTCGCCGTCGATGAGCGCGACGATCACGTGGTCGCCGCTGGCGATCGGCTCGGAGTGCACGCGCCCGCGCTTCGTCGCGTAGAACAGGCTCCCGCCGACCGCGGCCTTGCACGGGGTGCCGTCGTACGGCTCCGTCGCGAGGACCACCTCGGCGTAGAGGCCCTGGCCCTTGATCCAGTGGATTGCCTCGTCGCCCTCGGCGATCACGCCCTGTGCGAGGTTGACGGGTTGGCCTTTGCGCATAGCGCGCTCGAACGCTCCGAGTGCTTCGCTCTCATGCATGCTCACAGCTTGAACGAATACGCGAGCGGGAGCGAGGGCTTCGTGCCGGGCGCCTTCGTGACCGATGTGCCCCTCGAGGGGGACAGCGCGCTCTTGGTCATGGTCGTGGGTGCGGTGAGCCCGCGCGCCAAGCGCTCCGACTCCCCGACGGCCTTCTGCAGTCGGAGCGCCTCCCCAGGGGAGAGCTCTCCGGCCAGCATGTCCTCGTCGATGGCTCGCCACTTCTCGACGAACGTCCCGCCGCCGTTGAGCATCAGCCGCTTCCGGGCACCGCCCGTGCGCCCGGGGACCTGCTCTTCGAGCGACTCGATGAAGTTCATCAGCGAGATCTCGAACTGGGTGGCCTCGCCCGCGCCCCAGCTGAACTCCACCTCGCGCACGCGGTAGGTGAAGGGCCGACGCGTCGTGAGGATTCCCTCGACCAGGCGTGCTGCGACCTTCTCCTCGTAGCCGAGCTCCTCGACGAGCAGGTGCATCGCGCGCCCGCGGTCCATCGACGCCAGGCGCTGGACGAACGAGCCGTTGGCCTCTTCGACGGAGGAGGCGATCGCTACGCCAATCGGGTCACCGGCGCGAAGCTCGAGGAGGTCTGCGACCCCCTTGGCGCGCCCCTCGACGGTCGCGATGTCCTTCGTCTTGATCTTCCCGCTCAGGTCCTGCCTGGCGAGCTCGTTGAAGGCGTTCTCGGCGATGACCTGGAGCTGCTTGGGGTCGGTGACGCCATGCACGGTCATCACCGTCGGCCCCTTCTCCTCCACCGCGCTGGCGCCTGGCGGGGCTTCAATCGGCCCGGTGGGCAGAGCCTTGTTGCAGGCGCCGGCGGCGAGCTCCCCGAACACCGCCGGGTCGTCGGGATAGCGACCAACCACGATCTGGCCGGTGTCGGGATTGAAGCTCCGGACCTCGATCGCACGTGTCGCCGATTGCGCGAGGCGATGCTCGAGGTCGAGCTCCTCGATGTTCTGCCCGAGGACCATCCGCGGCACCGCGTCGGCGGCATCGCGGTCCAGGGTCCGCGCGGGCGCGAGCTCGAGCCGGTAACCAATCCACTTCGGGGTTACCGCGCACAGCGTGCAGTAGTCGGAGATCGCGTCGAGAACGCTCACCCGAGGGGACTTCGGAGGCCGCTGCGGCTTGCCTGTCTTGGAGACCTTCTGCCGCTTCGCCCGGGGACCGAACGCGCCGACCTCGGGGGGAAGGACCGGGCCTCGCCAGACGACCTCGAGGCCGACCGCGAACGGGAACAGCGACAGGAACCGGGCGATCGCCTCGTCGGCGGGCATGTCCGTCTCGAGCATGCGTCCGCGGCACTGGGTGTCCGCAGCGACACCCGCGAAGTCCCGGCAGGGCAGGTGCACCATGCTCGCCGAGCCCGACGAGAGTCGGATGCGGTGCTTGGTGGCGAAGCCCGCGAAGTCCGGGTCATCGGAGGCAGGCCCGACCGGCTGACCGTCGGCGTCGAGTAGGACCCTCCGCATCTCGACCAGGATCGCGCGCACGATCGATCCGTCCGGAGGCACCGGGAACGCCGCCAGGGGCACCTCGAGGTCGAGCTCGTCGGGGACGCGGGCGGCGTTGTTCCGCCACCGCACCTTGGTCGGCACGATGTCGAAGAAGGCGACGCGCTCGTCGCCGCGAGCTCCCAGCATCGCCGGAGCACGGCCGCCGTCGTAGGCGCTGAGTCCGGCGGTGGGGGGGGCCGCCTCGTCGGGCAACGGCGGGAGCTCGAACCCGTCCATCTTGGCGACGCTGCCCGTCCGCGCGAACCCCTCGGCGAGGCCTTGAGCCGCTGCACTTGCGCCGACCGCGGGCTGCTCGAGCGCCCAGATGCGGCGGTAGCCCTCGTCGCCCGGGGCGCCGATCTCCTTGACCCAGACGCGCCCTGGCTCGAGGTCGGCGGGTCCGACCGCCGGCCGAACACTCGCGAGCCGCTCGAAGGCGGCGTCGAAGAGGCGGATCTGCAGGGAGACGATGACCCCGAGCCGGTAGCTGTGCGTGTCGAGCGACATGGTCAGCTACCTCGGGGCGGGATGACGAGCTGCGTGACGCCTGGCGGCACGAGCTGCCCGGTGATCCCGTTCGCGTCCGCGATGGTGCGCCAACTCGGCCCCGAGGACGCGCCGTAGACCCTCTGGGCCACACGCACGAGCGACTCACCGGGCAGAACGGGCACGTAGGTGTCCGCGTTGCGCAGACGAGCGTCGACGGCATCGAGCAGCGCGAGGATCTGGTCGATGCCCGTGTCGACCGACCTTCGCACGTCCGATTGCCAGCGCCTGGTCTGCAGCAGGTCTTCGGACCTCGACACCTGCACTTGGTACTCGTAGGCCGTGTCCTCGAACACGGAATCGATCTCGAGCATCGTGTCGCGCGCCGCGGCCGCGACGTTGTTCAGCTCACGGAGCGCGTCCGCCGGCGCGCGCGCCAGGTCGCCGACTCGGTGGATGGCTTGCCGCGCCCGCGCAAGCCCGAGGCGGGCCGTGTCGGTGACCGAACGCAGGCTGTCGATGAACGATGGGTTGAGCCCAGCGGGGATGTCGGAGAGGGCCCGGTCGAGGTCGAGGTGCGCGGCCGAGAGCCCCGCGAGCGAGCTTCGGCCGTTCAGCGGCGAGTCCGAAACAAGCTCGGGGCGGTCGCCGCGTCCGAGCACCTCGAAGCGCATCGTCCAACGGCGATCCGGGCCGATCGTCGGTGAGTACTGGAAGCCCGCCCAGTCGCACACGCGAGCGACGCCGCCGCTCCAGATGACGTCGAGTTCCTTCTGTCGAGAGGCGAAGGTCTCCACGAAGTCGCAGAGCTGCTGCGGCGTCTCGATCGCGCGTCGCGGGGACACCTCGGCGCGCGCGTCGCCCGTCCGGAAGAAGTTCTGCTTCCAGTGCCCGGTGATGACGAGCGGCTCCCAGTCGACGCCCAGCGCCTCGGTGCGCTTGGTGCGCGCGCCTCGGTCCAGCGTGCGCTCGGCCTTCGGCAGGACGCCGAAGAGCAGGCTCTGGTCCTTGAGCGGCAGCGCGCGGCCGTAGAGGGCGAGCGACAGCCGCGTCGCCCCCGTGCGCTCGCGGATCTCCCAGCTGGTGAGGTACGACTCCGCGCTCACGATGCGCCTCCCGGAATCCCTGCGACCGCAGCGCCCATCGTGCCCTGCACGGCGGTCTCTCCGATCTTGGTGATCATCCGTCGAATGATGCGGTCGGGGTCTTGGTCGCGCGCGTCGATCTTGATCTCGAACTTCGACCCGCGCGCGTCCACGATCGGAGCCGGGCTCACCTTGGGCTTCTCGGGCCCGACCGAGCCGATCTGGTTGCCCACGACGCCGAGCGTCGAGGAGGCCTCCGTCTCCTTCGCGATTCGCTCCTCAGGCACGCCCTGGAACTTCCCACCGCCGAAGAGGCGGAACACGGTCGACATCATGTTCAGCGGCGGAATCGCCGCCGTCACGGCGTCGCCGAGGGTGTCGATCGCGACCTTCATCACGTCGACCTTCACGCGCGCCTCGTCGCTGAATCCGAAGCCGACCTTGACGAAGCTCTCGAGGTCGTTGTTCACCCAATTCAGCACCCCGCGGACCCCCTCGAGGCTCTTCTCGAAGCCACCCAGGGACTTCTCAGACGCATTCAGCAGAACGGCGCCGGTGAGGTCGAGGCCTTGGCGCAGAAGTCCGCCCTTCTGCCCGAGGTCCTCGAACGTGCCGACCAGCGTGTGCAGCGATGCGTCGAACTCGGCCGAGACCATCCGCGCGAGCTGCGCGCTGCCGTAGGCGTCGTCCCAGATCGCCGTGCCGATCGCGGCGATTCCCACGAGGGCAGCTCCGGCCGCCAGGAGCACCGGCCCAGCACCGACCGCCGCTGCGCCACCCGCGGCCGCTGCAGCGCCTTCCGCCGCGCCTCCAGCTCCCGCGGCACCGCCGCCCAGGAACTTCCCGGCAGCCAGGCCGAAGTTCAGCATCCCTGGAGCCGCGGTCGCGATGCCGGCGGCGACCCGCAACGCGACGAGCTCCTTGAGCAGACGGGCCGGGTGCTCGAGCTCGTGACCGAGCATGCGGGCAGCAGGGGTGAGCATCCGGATCGCGCCGTGGACGCCACCATCGATCGTGTGCGCGACGCCATCGACCTGGCTGCGGATCTCCGCCCAGTGGTCGCGCACGTACGCGAGCGCGTCCGGAATCTTGCGAACCTTCGCCTCGACGCGGTCGTAGGCGTTGGCGATGTCGATGCCGATCGACTGCGCCAGCGAGCCGGTCTGCGCCTTGTGCAGGTCGAGGTAGTGCAGCAGGTCGACCATCCCGCCCTTCATCTTGCCGAAGAGCGGCTCCGTGACTGCGCCAAGGAACTGCTTGCGCGTGTCGCTCAGCGTCGAGGTCAGCCCCTCCCACGATGCCGAGAACTGCCCCAGGGCATCCTTCGCGGGCCCGAGCTTCTTGGTGAGGAACTCGAAGCGCTCCCCAGCGGTCGCCTGGTTGAACTCCTTGCCGTTGACCTTCGTGCTGGTCGTGATCCCGAGGCGGGTGCCGAGCACGTTGTGTCCGCCCGCGTGCCCCTCGAGCAGCATCGCCATCTCGCGCGACGCCTGGTCGTAGCGCATGCCGAGCGACGAGGCGGCGACCACCGTGTCGCGCGTCAGGTCACGGATCTCCTTGACCCCCTTGCCAGCGTTGAGGAGCGGCGCCGTGATGGTCTGCGCCATCGACACGAAGTCTTGGAACTCGCCCGGCAAGTCCTTCGCGTCGGACCGGATCTGCGAGATCAGGTCGCCGGCGGTCGCCATGCCGGAGCTCAGGTCCATGTTCCCGAGCATGTGGAAGATCGTGCCGAAGCCGATCGTCGACTGCTCGAGCTTGGCGTTGACGTCGACGAGGCCGGTCTTCAGCTCGCTGAACGCGAACGCCCCACCGAAGGCTGCTCCCGCGGCGACCGCGCCGAGCCCGAGTTTCGCCAGGCTATCGATGGCGTCGCCGACGAAGCCGCCGAGCTTCGCGAGCCCGTTGGCCGCCCCGGAGCCGAGCATCTTGAGGCGCTCGTTCGTCTGGTCGGCGACCTTGCCGACCCGCGCGAGCTTGGCCTCGGCCTGTTCGGTGCCCGAGAGCTGGAGGATGGCTGCAACGCTGTATTCGACCTCGGCCACCGGGACCTCCTCACTTCGACGGCTGCTTCTTCGCGGCTTCCTCCGCCTCGCGCCTCACCAGGCGCTCGAACGCGCGGACCATCCGTCGCAGATCGCGCCCGTCCGCGTTCGCAGCCCGGTCCCAGCTCACTCCGCCCTTGGCGTACCGAACGACGTACGCGACATCGTCGTCTAGCCGCTCGAGGAACCCATCGAGGTCTGCGGCGCCGGTGTTGCGGAGGAGAGCGTCACGGACCTCGGCGAGCTGCGTGAGCCCTTGGTAGATCGTCCGCTCTCCCTCCGCGTCGAGGCGCTTACCTCTCCCAGCGAAATTGCGAGTTCATCAGGTGAACGGCCTCCAGGTCCGCCTGCGCAACACGCGCCCACGCCGCCGCCAAGATCGCCTGCCCCTTCATTCCGAGGGCCTCGAAGATGGTGTCCTGCTCCTCGGCGCCGAAGTCGATCGGACGACCGTTGAACAGCCGCATCGCGTGCTTCATCTGCGCGATGCGCACCTTGGCGTTGGACGCGCCAGCCGATTCGATGGCCGCGATCTGCTCCTCGACCGACAGCGAGACGAGGTGGATCTTCACCCCGCGGAACGGGAGCTCGCGATCGACGAGCTGCTTCTTGTCATCGAACGTCGCGATCTTGACGAGCTCCTCGATGAAGCCGAGCTCGAAGGACGGCGGGAGCTGCGTCTCGTCGATGTAGACGGGCGCCATCGGACGCTTGCGCGCCGGGGGCGGCCCCTTCTTCACGTCCTGCAGCAGTTCCGTGCCTTCCTCGAGCTCGTCTTCGTCGTGGGCCATGGGTCGGACGTCTTTCCTCGCGCCTGGGCGCGATCGATCAGTTCTTCTTGAAGTAGGCCTTGCGGGCCCGCATCTGGATCTCGGAGCTGACAAACTCCTTGAAGCCGCCCACCTTCATGGGCAGGTCGCCGAAGAAGAGGTTCGGCACGATCACGCGCCGGCGGCCGAAGTCGGGGAAGTTGTAGGTGCTCGCCAGGGAGAACTTCCCGGTGGGCGAGGCCTGGCGCTTCCGGCGGAGGATGATCTGCTCGTACAGCAGGAACACGGCCGGGTCGTCGGGGTGGAAGAGGACGCGCGCGCGCACGCCCATGTCGGCCTCGTCGTAGTCCGGCGTGTCCTCGCCGCAGTACTCCTCGACGAGGATCTCGCCGAGGAACTCGGTGTCGTGCGACTTCACCCGGTTGATGGCGAAGATGGGGCCGTCGGGCCCGACGAACGAGAGATTGGTTTCAGAGCCTTTGATACGCATCGCGTCCTCCTCTCAGGCGCTCACGCGCGCGGTGGTGGACTCGATGGCGCCTTCGCCGATCGTGGTCCGGTTGACGATCGAATCCATCGAGTCGAGCGGCTCGACCTTCCAGTCGAGGACGTGGGCGCGGCGGATGCGCGGGCCCTCCTCGGCGGTGTACGCCGAGATGCGCTCGGCATCCTTGAGACCGCCGAGGAACTCCTCGAGCTTGGTCAGCAGCATCGTCGTCCGCATCGGGGTGCGGAGCTTCTTGGTGTGCGGCGCTTCGAACTCCGCGACGGAGTCCGTCAGCCAGTCCGCGAGCTTGATGCGCTGCTCGGGCACCTGCGAGGGGTAGGCGTTCTTGTCGACCGTGGTGACGCCGGACTGGAACTCGAGCGTGCCTGCGCTCTCGTTCCAGATCGGGGCACAGATGCCCGAGGCCTTCGCGGCGATGTAGTCGTCGATGTCCCAGCTCGCGAGCGCGGACTCGACCCCGCGGAAGTCCTGCGGGACCAGGTCGGTGGTCTGGCAGGCGTTCTCCTCGGGGTTCAGCATCGAGTCGAGCGACGTCTTCAGCAGGTCGCCGTGGACCTCGATCTCGCCGCTGTCGGTGAACCCGATGCCACCGAGCGTGGCGCCGAGGGCGGAGAGCTCGGAGACGTAGCGGCGGAGGCCCGGCACGTACTGCACGCGCTCGTGGCGGTACTGGCCGACGCCGGGCTCGCTCGAGCCGGTCATGGTCGCGCGGCTGGTGCCGAGCGGGGGGCCGAGGCGCACCTTGCGACCCTTGCACCCGCGCGCAGACGCCTGCTTCGCGTTCTCGACGAGCGCCGAGCCCACGCGGTTGGAGTGACGCGCGGAGACCACGAAGTCGAGCATGCGGGTCGGGCCCGAGATCGCCTTGGTGAGCTTGATCGCCGCCTCGTAGGCTGCGTCCTTCTGCGCTTCGGTGAGCGCGGCGGACAGCGCCGACGGGTTGGTCACGGTCCATTCCGCGTTCGGCGAGATGACCGACTCGATCGTGGTGATTGTGCTCGCGGTCTGGGTGAGGAACGTGCCGTCGTCCTGCGCGGGACGGACCTTCACGGTGACCGGGCCCGTGTAGCTCGCAGGGATCCGCATGGTCTGCATCGAGACGACGCGGGTCGCTGCCACGCCGCCGGCGTTGCACAGGGTGCCGCTCGGGATGGTGGTCGCGACCGAGCCGCTCGAGGCCGTCACGGTGGTCGCCGTGGTGAACCCGAACGCGGTCGCGGTCGAGGCGACCTGCACGCGGATGCTGCCCGTGGTGCCGGTCGTCGAGCAGATGCGGACCTTGCCGGCCTCGGTCTGCCGCACCGAGGTGCCAGCGACGCCAGCTTCGACGATCGCCTTCACCTCGGCGAAGGTGACCTTCGCGATGTTGGCGACGTTGCCAGTGCCCGACGTGATGGCGACGGTGAGACCCAGCTTGGTGGCGGTACCGGTCGACCCGCCGACCACCTGGATCTTCGAGCTGCTGCCGAGCGTCGACGAGTCGAGCTTCAGCTGGGTGGTGGCGGTGCTGGCGATCGGCGCGCCGAACGTGCCGTTGATGCGCGCGATGACCGCCGCGAGCGACGTGTCGCCCGTCTGGAACGTGGTCCGCACGGGGGCGGCGCCGTCGATGGCCAGGTCGACGTACTCGCCGGCGCCGATGGTGGCGAACGACGCGCCGGTCCCGGTCACCGATGCGGCCGTGGCCGTGAACGTGGCCGTGGCATCGCCGCCGCCGTCGCGCGAGCAGACCAGCGTCTGGCCGGCCGCGAGCGACCACGGACCCGCGGTCGCGCTCTCGAGGAACGCGAGGGGCGAGAAGGTGAGCGAGCCGACCGAGGTGTCGACGCGCACGACGTACAGGCGACGGAAGAGCAGGCTCTTGGTCTGGATGTAGCCGTTACCGTTCCAGAGCTCGCCGTTCGACCGGCGGCAGCACGGGAACTGGTTCTTCAGGCCGTTGAAGCTGAACCCCAGGGTGCCGACGAGCGCAGCCCACTGGTCGCGGCCGACAAGGATCGGCCCGCCGGCAGGACGGTACACGTCCACCGGCTGCACCGGGTCGGTCATGAACCCGCCGTCCTCGGTCTCGCAGACCAGGCCGACGACGCCCCAGTCCGAGCCCTGAATCGCGCCCTCGGGGGCCTCGTCGACGATGATCGGCCCCTCGATCTCGCGGATCGTCTGGAGGTCCGGCATCGAGTTGAACCTGCGCTGAAAGCTCATCGTCCTTCTCCTTCGGCCTCTTCGGCCTCCGTCAGCGCGCCCGGCTCGGTCACTTCGCCGGACTGCGACAACACATCCATCCGCTCGACGTCCGCCGCCGTGATGACGTACGCCTCCCACGACACTCGCGCGGTCGCGCGCCACTCGCTCCGCATCGACGACAGCGAGTCGTCGACGTCGTTGGGGAGCTCCTCGATCGTGATGCGCGCCACCGGCCGGAAGTCGGCGCGGCCGCGGAACACCATCGGCAGCATCTCGTCGGGCAGCTCGAGGGTGATTCCCCGCGCGCTGTTGCTGTCGACGATGCCGAGGCCGGGATCGGTCAGGCCAAACACGGCCGGGAACGCGGCCTTGAGCGCCTTTCGCTCCTCGGGATCGTTCGCCCAGAGATCGATGGCCAGCTCGCCAGAGGCCTCCGTGCGCTCGATGGCCAGAAGGCGACCCGCGTCGTCTTCGAAGGTCACGTCATCGAGCACGTCGGCGAAGTCCTCGAGCTCCGAGCTGACCTCCGTGAGCGAGGCACACGGCGCGTCGAAGGGCTCGTCGGCGAGCGGGAAGTTCTCGAAGCAGGCCTTGAGCGGCACGAGCCGCTGGCGCCCCTTGCCGCGCACCTGGCCCACGAGGCCACCGGCGAGCAGCCGCGCCAGGGCGGCGCGCACACCATCGACGGCCGACAGGCACCCGACCTTGTCAGCGGTGGTCTCGTAGACCTGCTGCTCGACGGCGGCGGTCATACCGAGACCTCGTGCATGGCGGTGCGGACGGCTTCGAGCACGGCGCGCCGGGAGGACTTGATCGCGCGCTTGAGCGGGTACCGAGGCGCGTAGCCCTTCGAGGCCAGCTTGCGAGCGATGGCGAAGGCCACGCGGTCACACGCTTCGTCGATCGCCGCGCGCTTGAGCGTGCGCCGCTTGACCTTGCCGGTGTCGAGGTCGACGAACGTCCGCTTGAGCGGGCTCTCGCCCGAGTGATGCTGCGCCATCACGTTGGCGAGCTCCTCGAGGTAGAGGTGCTTGCGCCGCACCCAGTCGGCCAGGTGGCGCCGCCCCTCGGCCGACACCGGGCCCGGGCGCCGACCACGCTCGATCCAGAGCGCCTGCGGGACGCTGCTGACGACCATGGCGCCACGCGCGGTGCGGCGCGCGCGATACCCGGCCGCCATCGCGCCCGTGTCGACGGGCTTGTGCGGGGAGGTCGTTTCGATCTCCTGCTGCACCTGCGCGACGATGCGGTTCGCCCCTTCGACGAGGCCCTTGTGCATCGCACGCTGCAGCTCCGGCGTGAGCTTGCGCAGGCGCTTGTTCAGGTCGCTGAGGTTGATGGTCGCCTGGGTGCCCGCCATCACAGACCTCCCGCGCTGCGTGCGCTCGCGCGCTTGTCGTCGAGCAGCTCGAGCATCAGCGTCCACTGGAACCCGAGGACGTCGCGCTCGGGCTTCGCGAGCGGCCGGTAGCGCTTGGTCTGCGGGTCGTTGCCCTCGCGACCATCGGGCACCACGACCACCTCGACCTCTTCGGACGCCGGACGCGCGCTTACGAGCAGGTCGAGGTCGGACTCCGTGTAGCGCGGACTGATGCCCACGAGCTGCACGGTGCCCTCGGCCCGCGAGCCGCCCGTGTTGACCTGGTACCCCTGCGACCCCGCGCCGCGGAGCTCGGGCGGCGGAGTCAGCTCAAGTTCCTCGGCAAGCTCACGCTCGCCCCGGTGGCGTGCACCGCCGTCCCATCGGTACAGGCGCACGAACACCCGGTGCGGCACGGCGCCGAGCCGGACATAGCGACCACGCAGGCGATCCGCGCGCGCGGCCTGGCGCTCCACCAGGTTCGCGGCCATGCGCGGACGGTCATCGGAGAGGCTCATCGCCAGACTCCGTTCACCGAGCCACCCACGCCACCCATGCTGCGCGCGTAGGCCGGGTTGAGCGCCTCGAGGAGCTTGCCGCGCCACGACGCGTACTGCTTCTCGAGCTCGTCGAAGGCGTTCTCGCGGAGCTTCATCTGGCCGAGTTGGCTGACCGCAGCGTCCTCGCCGGCTTCGGCCTGCAGCTCCTGGATTCGGTCCATCCTGGCGACGATCGACAGCACGTGCGGGAGCGCCGACTCGTTCAGGTCTCCCACGAAGCGATCGACGTCCGCCGTGGCAAGACGCGGTCCGAACAGCGCATCCGTGTAGGAGTCGCTGTCGGGCACTCCGCAGTGGATGCGGAGTCGCGATCGTTGCTGCGCCGACACCGTCGCCATGTTCACCCCGCCTTCAGCTTCGAGATGAGCACGGCGAGCGACGCCTCCACCGAGGCGATCTCGCCGGCGAGGTGTGCCGGGTCGACCCGGTCGGCCGGCAGGTCGCTGATGACCCTCTGCAGGCGCGCGCGAAGGGTCTCGTCGAGCAACAGGAGCTTGGCGCCGGTGTGGATGAGCGACGCGATCTCCGCGTCCTCGAGCACGAGCTCGCTGTTGGCAGGCACGGGCACGCCGGGGAGGCCGGGGCCCTGAACCCAGTAGAAGATCTCCTCGACCCGCACACGGCGCTTGATGCGCGGCACGGGCTCGGTGGGCTGCGGAGGGGGCAGCTTCGCCTCGACCCGTTCTTCCGCCTGGTCATCGGCCTCGATGGGCGTTTGCGCCTCGACGAGAGACTTCTCGACGGCAGCGCGCTGCTCGAGCTCGTCGGCGGTGGGGACCTTCATCTTCGACGCCATCGAAACCTCCAGGTGCGCCGAGTCCCTCCTCCCCGAGGTCGAGGAGGAGGGCTCTCAGCACGTCAGCGAGCCGTGATCAGCTCGGGCCAGCGCTCACGATCGTGACGGCGCGCTTGTAGAGCGACGACGAGCCGGCGCCGGTCGAGTCGATCGGGCAGACCCAGTCGGCCGTGAGCGAGTAGGCCTGGGTGACCTCTTCGCCGTGGTCGTCGATCGCCGGCCGGATGTGCAGGCGGATGCCGTCGAGCATCGCGTTGATCGCGCCGCTCGCGTCGATGAACGCGCCGTCGTACCCGAAGGCGCCCTCGCGGCCCTGGGTCTGGGCCTTGAAGTCCATCTCCTCGACGTAGCCCTCCATGAGGGAGTCCATCCCGAAGAGGAGCGAACGACGAACCGGCACGCCGGTGTGGTTGACGAGCTCGCAGCCGACCTCGGGAGCCTGCACGGCGCTGCTGCTGCCGGTCACGAGCGACTTGGTGCCACCGGAGACCGTCGAGAGCTTCGGCAGCTCGTTGGCCTCGATGAAGGTGATGCCGAGGCGCTGGGCGATGACCGCCATCTTGGCTTCGGCGCTGTCCGGCACGCCCTGGAGGAACTGCCGCAGGGCCGCGTCGTTGAGGAACTGCATCTTCTGCGCGGGATCGAGCAGGCAGTGGTAGGTCCCGTCACCGAAGCGCGGGACGTTGTTCTCGCTGAGCACGCGGATCGCCTCGAGCCACTGCGTGTAGGTCACGACGCTGCCGGAGGTGAGGTCGTCGATCGTGGCCGCGACACCGGGCAGCGCCTGGTACGGCTTGTTGGCCGCGTACACGCGCGAGCGCGCGGCGAAGGTGTTCACGAGGTTCGCCTCGACGGTGAGCTCGCCCGGCCCGTCCGGGAAGTCGGCGTCATCCGGGGTCGTGAGGACGACCTGGCGGGCCTCGACGGTCGCGCCGTTCTTCACGGTGACGTTCAGCGGGTTGCCCGAGCTGACCGCCGCGAGCTTGCCGTTCGCGTCCGTAGTGAAGCGGAAGCCGCCGCACGCAGCCACGCGGATCTTGGTCTGGCCCGACCCGGCAGACGCGGTCGTGAGGGTGTCGCCGCCGGCGTAGGCTGCGATCCACTTGTTGCGCGCGACGCGGTCGGTCGACCAGCCCGCCGACACGGCGAGGTTCTTGGCGTCGCGGAGGAAGCGGTTCTTCTTCTCGAACGCGCTGTTGACCAGGTTGGTGGTCTTCTTCCCCTTCCACCGCGCCGGAGTGATCTCCCACTGCTCCTTCGTGTAGCTGACCTCGGGCGTGGGCTGACCCGGGCGGATCGGCTTCACGAACGGAGTCGGCAAGCCGTCGCGCGTGATGCGCACGGACTCGCCGCTCTCGGGCAGCTGGATGCGTTCGCGGCTCGCCTCCCGTCGGAACAGGCAGATCGGCGCGAGCGCCTGACGCCAAGCCATCGAGAGGTATCCCTGCTGAATCGTGTCCTGGATGTCCGCGGGAAACGCGGAAACGACGGCACCGGGCATGTCGGCCTCCTTCGCGCCGCGACGCCATTGAGTGCCGATCCGACCAAGTGCCGTGATTGCCGCTCACGGTGGCGAGGGGTCGCTGTTCAGCGGAGGCCGTGATTGCCGCTCACGGTGGCGAAGTGCTGAACAGGGCTACGGACGTTGCAGCTGGGTTTTTCGAAACTTGAGCGTATCTTGCGCTTAGGCGCCGATCAACCGCGGATCGATGCCGGCGGCGATCGCTGCGCGACGACGCTCTTCGGTGGACAGCTTCGAGAGGTCGACCGGGCCTCCGGCTCCGTTGTTGGGCTGCTGGGCGCCTTCGGGCTTCCGACCGCTGTTCGCGGCAGGGGCAGGGGCCTCTCCGCCGAACAGGTACGGCTTCTCCTTCTTCAGGTCGCCGAGCCACTTCTTTTCGTCGAGGTCCTTGTCTTCGGCCCGCGCCTTGTCGAGCAAGAAGCCTGCGACGTCGGCATCCTTCACGCCGGCGCCGGCGAAGAGTCGGACGCGGCGAGACTCTTCGCGCGCGGCCGCGGCGTCGCTCTTGGCCGTCTCGGCGTCTTTCTCGGCCTTGGAGGCGCGCTCGCGCTCCTTCTGGAGCTCGGTTTTCTGCGCCTCGAGGCCATCGCGGTGCGCCTTCACGAGCTTCTCGAGGTCCTCCTCGCTCGTGATGCCAGCATCCTTGAACTTGCTGAGCAGCTCCTCGCGTCCGCGCTTCTCTCCACGCTTTGCCCGCTCGGCGAGCTGCGCGTCGAGGTCCTTGCGCGAGTGCGTGATCTTCTCGTCGCCGTCGCCGGAGGGGGGCGGAGACGCGGGGGGCGTCGCCGGGGCTGGCTGTCCGCCTGCCGGAGGCGGAGCCGCGCCGCCGCCGGCGCCCCCCTCTCCGGTCGTGGGGGCCATGAGCAACGCGGTCAGCATGAACATCCGGAGTGCCATCTGCGAATCCCTCTCTACGCCGCGCGTCCCGCGACGTGCGTCTTGATCTTCCCGGAGCCCGAAAGCTCGATGCGGGTGGTCTTCATCACGCCGCTGGTCGGGAAGTCGTGCAGGACGCGCAGATCGGTCGACTCGTCACGGCCGCTGCCGTAGGTCGTCCCCGCGGTGAGCCCGAGCTTCGCCAGCGCGGCACCGGCGAGCACGATCGAGCCGTACTGCCAGGTGCGATCGGCCGCTTCCTTGCCACCCGACTTCGCGCCGGTGAGCTTCAGCTGGCCGCCCGAGTCGCTCGCCACGATCGCGCCGGCGGCGGCGTTGATTCGCGCCACGACTTTCGCCAGCGTGGTGTCCGCGGCGTCGAAGGTGACGGTGATCACCCCGGCCTGGTCGACGTTGATGGTGAACGCGTCGGCTCCCGTGATCGTGCCGAAGGCGCCGGCCGACCCGACCAGCGAAGCCGGGGCGCCGTTGTAGCGGATGGCGATCTCCGAGCCGTCGATCGAGAGCATCGCGAACTCCTCGATGACGCCAGGCGTGTCGAGCTGCTGGAACACCGAGCCGAGGATGCCGGTGGTGCTCAGCACACTCTCTTCGCGTTGCCGGACGTCCTCGTAGGTCGTGCCCGCGCCGCGGTCGTCGAGGCTGAAGGTCCCAGCGTCCGAGGGCACGCCCCCGTCGGAGCTCGTGACGATGGAGCAGCTGACCTTCGCGCGTCGTGCCATGCGCACAGGCTATGCGCATGCACATAGAGCGCGCAAGCGAGGGTCAGTGCAGGGCGCTCGGATCGTCGGGCGTGGCCTCGATGTCGCGCACGAGCGTCTGGACATCCTCGGGAGCGTCCTCGAGGTTCCGCACGTAGTCGGTCTCGAACGACTGCTTGAGCCAAGACGCGATGCCGCGCACGAAGCTGTCGATGAGGAAGTCGTTGTGGGGGTCGAGCTCTACCCGCCCGTCGGGGGCTGGGCCCACCTCGACGAAGACGGGCGGGGTGTCGAGCTCGGCGCGCATCTCGAACGCAGCCTTGGCGGTGCCGGTCACCCGGCCGCCCGTCTCGATCACGCTTCCATCGGTGAACGTCCAGCGCATTCAGCGGGGCCCCAGTTGCCCCAGGGTGAATAGTAAGTGCTCGAGGTCCTTCCTGCCATTGCGCCACTTCTCGCCGATGACGGTCATGCCGGTCGAGCTGATTTCGGTGCCCCAATCGACGCCCCCGCGCTGGTAGATCCGTCCCGTGTAGGCGTCGGGGAAGCGGTCGGCCTTCGCGATCTCGTGCGGCTTGTAGTTGTACCCAGGCTTGAGCACAGAGAGCCGCCGGGCGACCTCGCCCACCGTCCTGGCTTCCCGGAACGCGACCGCACGCTTGAGCGCCTCGGAGTCGTGGTCTTCGATGGCGTGGGCGAGCTCGTGCCACAACGTCGACTCCGGGCGCAGGTGAGCGATCTCGGCGTACCGGTAGCCCGGGATGTACCCCGCGCGCCCGTTGCCGCGCGGAACGCGCACCTCGGTGGGCCGGAATGGAACGGTGCGGTCGACGAGCCCCATGAACCGGTTGACCTGGTCGCGCTTCTCCTGGACGGCGAGGGCGCTCGCGCCGGTCGACCGCACGGTGATGGGGAGCGCGACCGAGCTGATGCCGTCGAGGTGCCCGAGGAGGGCGGCCGCGACCTGGATATACTCGCGCTCGAGCTGGTTCTGCAGCTGCTGCGCGATGGCGCGAAGGGTCGTGCCCTTGGCGTTCGGCGCGAGCCCCGTCACGAAGGCGTGGAGATCGGAGAGGGGGCCTGCCTGGACCCTCGAGGCGACGTCGAGGACGTGCTCGATCGGGAAGTCGAGGCCCCGCTCCATCATCGCGTGCCCCCAGGCACACGACTTGGCGGCGGGCCCGAGGTGCGCGAACTGCCCTTCGTAGGTCGCGGGCACGTGCTGCTGCCGGACGGCCTGCACCGCCGCTCCGCGCTGCGCGAGGAGCTGTGCCTGCGTCGGAACCGGAGTCGCCTTCGGCGCCGGCGGCTGGGGCGGCGGGGGAGCCGGCTTGGGAGGTACACCCTGCGAAGAGCCACCGGTGTTCTTGAGCGCCGCCATCCGCTGGCTCGCAGGTCGCGGTGCCAGCGCGCCCTTTGGCTTCCCCCAGGCCTCGCGCCACGGGACGATCCGCCCCCGGTCGTTGGGTCGGCCAGGCGGGTGCAGGTACTCGCGGCCGGCGCCGTCGCGGAACCGCTCGTTCACCCCGCGGATCTGGCCGTGGGCGTACACCGAGTCCTCGCCCGTTCGGCGGTCGAAGGTCTCGACGAGCAGCCGCTTGAGGTCGGGGAACTCGGCCTGCTCCTCCTCCACCGCTGCCTGCGCCCCCGCGTTGAGCGCGTTCTGGAGCTCCGTGCGGACGATGCGCTCGGCCCAGTAGCGGTTGTCGAAGAAGAGGCCGTCCTTCGAAGAGGTCTCGACCAGGCGCTCGACCGAGCCATCGGGGAGTACTCGAGCAGCGAGCGATACCCGGCGCCCTCGAGGCCCGCCGTGCCCCACCAGGTCGTCGATCATCTGCCCGGTCGTCTTGTGCCCGAGCATGCCGATCTGCATCGTCTGCTCGAACTGACGAATCATCCTCGTGCCGTACCGATCGACCGAGGTCGCGTGCTGTCGGAGGAGCGACGAGCGCACGCCGTTCAGCGTGTGGTCGAAGCGCAGAGCGTCCTCGAGGGCGAGCACGTGCGTCGAGCCGGAGGCGGCGCGCTCGCCGACCTTGAGCATCCGGACGGTGTCGCGCATGCCGCGGCGGGCAGCTGCGGTCGCGAAGAGGTCAAGTTGCGTCGTCAGCCTGACCTGGAGCTCGCGAACGGCCTGCTGGACCAGGACCCGCGTCACCTGCAGCTGCTGCCCGGTCCAGCGGTCGCCGAGCCCCGAGCGGTTGGCCTGCTCGAGGCGCTTGCGGAGGTCGGCCTCGGTGGACCGCAGCATCTCGCCGAGCGCCCGCCCGCCGCCCTGGTGAACGATGCGGTCGATGGCGAGGAGGTTCTCGTCGAGCAACGACTCGATCGAATGTGCGGGGATGCGAACCGCGGCCGTCATCGCGACGCCTACTCAGTCAGCCAGGCCATCAGTGAGCCGCCGAACGTCCCGGTGTTTCCTCCGCAGCGGTCAGCCACGGTGGTGCCTGCCCCTTCGTTGAGGTCCCACGAGATGACGCAGCCGGAGACCTCTTCGCCGCGGTACAGGGCCTCGACGTCCCCTTGCGTGAGCGCGCGGCCGTACCAGCGCGCGCGGGCATATGACGCGACGGCCTCGCCTCCCACCGCGCGACCGAGCGTCGGGGCCTGCGCGACGAGGTCACCCATCGCGCCCGCAAACGTGCCCGTCGCCACGAGCACGGAGTCGACGAACACCGACGCCACACGCGTGGTGCGGTTGAACGTCGCCACGACATCGCACCACTTGCTGGTCGGCAGCGCGATGCCGGGCACGGCGGAGACCAGCGTCACGGTCTGGCCGAGCCAGTACAGCCCCAGCCTGGGCGTTGCGGCGCCGATCTCCCACGTCAGCAGCGCGCCGTTCGGGTACTCGCCCACGGACATCATGCGCAGCGGGCCGCCGGTCGTCGTGGGGTTGTCGATGCGCACGCGCACGCGCATCGAGAGGTCGGTCGTGACGCCGATCGCGCTCCCGGCCACGTAGTTGGGCGCCGCGAAGCCCGCGAGCGGCGTGCGCACGCCAACGTTCGGGTTGGCACACGCGGGAGCCGAGCGGTTCTGTGCTTGCCGGACGCGCTGCCGGCCGATGGTGACGCGCTCGGCGCCGGTGCCGGTGACGACCACGTTGCCGTCCGCGGAGGCAAGGTAGATCCGCACGGTGCCGCCCCCCGAACCGCCCGAAGTGGCGTCGCTTTCGAGGTACTCCATCGCGCATCGGTACCAGCCATCGCCAAGCGCCGTGACCGACGACGCGAGGGAGTTGCCGCTGCCCGCGGTGCCCGTTTGGACGTTGAAGTAGCGCGTCGTGCCGCCGGTGTTCGCGGTGAGCGTGACCCACGTGCAGGAGTCGTATTTGAAGTCGACTTCGAGCCGCATGCGGCGGTTCGTCGAGTAGCCAGGAACAGCCTGCTCGACGACGAAGGCGCTGGTCACGGCGGTGCTGACGAGCGAGTACGCGGGGCCTCCGAACAGGTCGCCGCCGGCCACCTTGGCGCGCGTGACGGCCGCCCCCTTTGAGACCCACGCGATAGCGTCGGTGATGTCCTGCGACGGCAAGAGGTCCGCGTCGGGCTCGTACGCGAAGCCCGGCCCGGCTTGCTGCGCGGTGAGCGAAGCAAAGTCGGCGCCGCCGATGACGTCGCGGGTGGAGTCGCTGCCGAACACAGAGATCGGCCAGTAGCTCGTGGCGTCGACATCGACTCCGCGCGCGTCGGCCAGCACCTCGGCCGGCGTCCATGCGCGCGAGCGGTGGTAGCGGATGCGCGAGATCGAGCGTCCCACGGCAGCCGCACCGACGAGCATCGCGGGAGTCGCCGCCAGCGTGCCCCACGACGCAGCGAGCGCCGCGACGCCCGCCACGGGCAGCCCGTCCCGGTAGACAGTGAGCCTCTCCGCGGCGCGATCGAACACGCAGACGATGCGCTGCCACCGACCGAGCACGAAGACGTTGGCGAGGTTCGCCAAGAAGCCCGCCGCCTTGAGGTACGGGAGCAGAGACGTCCCCCACTGGTTCAACAACCACCCGTCCGTCGCGTAGCCGACGTCCGAGCACTGGAGCGCCACGTTGGTCTGCGCGCGGCCGTCGACCACGAGGTAGTCGAAGGCGATGGTGAACGAGCCCGCTCCACTCGACAGGACGGCCGTCTTTGCGGTGGACGATGCGGCCGCGTTCTGCGGGAGGCACGCGGTGATCAATCGAGGCTCTGCGACCGTGAGGTCCTCGGCGTCGACCACGAGCACCGAGTTATCCCAGGTCGCGCTGGCGCCTCCGATGCGGTCCTTGGCGACGGCCGCGGCGATGGGCGAGCTGGTGCCCTGCCGCGGGGTTTCGTCGAGGTGCCACGCCCCGAGGAGGCCGGCGCGAATGTCTGCGTCGCGTTCGGCGCGGTCTCGCACCTCCGCCTCGTTCAGTGCGCGCGAGTAGTAGCGCACGTCGCGGATGGTCCCGTCGAACGGGTAGCCTCCCGTACCGTTGTACCCGTGGCCGATCCGCATCGGCACGGCCACTTGCGTGAGAGCCTGCGTCCACGAGCCAACCAGCGCTCCGTCGACGTACACGCGCGCGGTGGTGCCGTCGTGCGTCGCGACAACGTGCGCCTCGCGCCCGTGCGGCGAGAGCATGAAGGTGGTGCCAGCCCCGTAGGAGCCGATGAACAGGCGCAGGTTTCGGATGCCCGCACCCGCGTTCGCGACCTCGACGAGCCCCCAGCCGTCGCCCCAGGCGATGCTGGTCGTCTTCGTGATGATGCCGCGATACCCCGAGCCTCCACCCGACGCGTGCGAGTCGAAGCGCAGCCGGCACTCGATCGTGAAGTTGGTCGGGCGGTGCTCGGCGGTGTCGGCCACGATCCAGCCGCCGGAGCTGCCCACGCCCACGAGCCCGAACTTGGCGCACGTCGCGCGTGCCGCGCGTTCACGCGGAGCGGCGGCAGCGCGCTCGTTCAACACGACGCCGCTGACGATCGTGCCAGCATTGCCGGCCCCCTTAGTGAGCGCCACCGTGGTCCCCTGGCCCGGCCAGCCCGTCGGTCCCCATGCCGACACGGGGCCCTCCGGCACCTCGCCGTCGAAGTAGTGAGCCTCGACCTCTCGGCGGGTGAGCTGCCGTGCGTACAGGTACAGCTCGCCGCCCATTGCGGCCCTGGCCGGCTGAGACGGCGCCCTGGTCATGTTGCCGAGCGTGAGCGCAGGCGTGCCCGTGAACGCAGGCCACGCCACCGCAGCAAGGGCGACCATGACCCCGTTCACGTAGACGCGCATCTCGGACGTCGTCCACGCGACGACGACGCACGCCAGCTCGCCAATCGGAAAGGCGTTCGGCACGTTGACCGGAGACCCCTGGAAGATGCCTCCGTTGAATCGGTACACGACCAAGCTGGAGCCCCCGCGGACGACCTCGAACTGGTCGTTCGCCGAGCCCGGCACCACCGTGAACGCGACGATGCGGTGGTCCCCGGGGTCGTGCTCAAGGACGCGCACCCACGTGACGATCGACCCGGCAGCCCCCACCGCGTATGCGGCGTGCGAGCCGAAGTCGATTCGCCCGTTCGTCGGGGACGCGACGACGTTGACGAATGGGCCGAGCGTGCGCGCGACCCGCGAGCCGTTCGGCCGCGGCACGGTCAGACGCTCCCGATGTCGGTGCCGTTGTCGGTCGGCAGGTCGGTGTCGAAGTCGGCTGCGTTGTCGGCGAGCGCCGCTGCGGCCGCCTCTTCCGCCACGATCTGCGCCTTCAGCTGCGCGCAGGCGGGGGCGAGCTCAGCCACGATCGCCGCCCGGCGCTTCGCGCGGGTGTTCTGGACCAAGAGGTCGATCGCCGCCGGCAGCTCGAAGGGAAGGATGGTCGGATTGCCGACGGTGCCGATCGAGTCTGCCGCCTTGGTGAACTTGAAGAGGCCGGTGATGAAGTACTTGCCGGCGCCCAGGTGACGCTTGGACAGGATGATGATGCGGGCCATGGTCGTGGTCTCCTGTCAGCTGTAGGCGATCTGGCCGAAGTGCTGGGTGAGCGCGGTCGCGGTGACCAGCGTCTTGGTCGCCGGCGTCGAGCTGATCGCCCAGGCCATTCCCGTCGCGAAGTACCGGCGCTCGCCGGGGATGTCTTCGGCGCGGGTCGCGGGGAAGGCCGCGAGCGCGAAGATCATCTTGGGTACCGTGCCGTCGGCGGGCACAGTGATGGAGTCGTAGAAGTGCAGCCAGCCCGCGACAGCCGTGGCTCCCGCCGACGACATCACGAACCCGTACAGGTTGCCGGGGCCCGCCTTGATCACGCCCGACGATTCGAGCGCAGCGCTGTCCTTCCACGCCACCGCACCGTCTGCGCTCTGGGTGCCGCGCAGGGCCACCATGTGGGCGCCGATGGCGTTCTGCTCGCCACCGCGCTGCAGGACGTCGGCGACCCGGAGCGCGCCAGTGACGGGGTCGAAGGCACCGGGCAGGTCGCCGCCGGCGATGGCGTAGAGCTCGATCTTCGAGGGCGCACCCAGCACGTCGGTGATCTGGCAGTACAGGTCCAACGGGCCGTTCACGGCGCCGAAGCCCCACGTGGCGAGCGTGCGGCCAGACACGTACTGGCGGCGGCCGCAGTCGATCCAGGTCGAGACGCCGCCGCCGAGCGACACACGCGCCCAGAGGCGGACCGTGCAGCTCGCACCGGGGACGTCGTTGCCCGAGCCGTCGAGCAGGCGCGCAAAGACACTCGCCGAGCCGGTCGGCTTGTCGCCCTGCGTGTCGTAGTACTGCGGCAGAGAGACATGCACGGCAGCACTCGCGCTCGGCGAGGCGTCGTCGGTCGTGTTCGTCTTGGTGAGCGCAAGCTTCGCGTCGAGCATCTTGTTCCTCCGAGCGGCTACGCGGCCGCGCCTTTCTCGTCGTCCTCGCCGGCCTTGGCGCCAGCCTCGTCCTCGGTCTCGCCGCCGCTGCCCGGCGTGCGCCCGAGCGCCCCCGCGGACGCCTCGGCCATCTGCTCCTCGTGCTCGAGGATGTCGGCGAGTTCCTGGTCGACGTCCTTCACGCCGAAGATGGGCGCGGCCTTCTCGACGGCCGTGCGCATCGAGATGACGGGCTTCTGACCATTCGCCGCCTGGATTGCGTTGACCTCGGCGAGCAGGTCGGCCGAGGAGGGCGGGAAGAACGGCGGCCACTTCAGGGTGACGCGCGTGCCGGCGCCTGGCTTGCGCGGCGTCGTCCTGATGATCTTCTCGCGCGCGACGCCGTTGTCGTCCTCGACCTCCTTCTCGACCGCCGGAGGGAGCTTGAAGACCGTGTTGGACGCGCGGCGCACCATCGCCTGGGCCTGCACGAGCAGCCCCTCGAGGGCGCGGGTGATGCCGGCGCCGTACTGCTTCCGGAGCTTCTGGGCGTGCTTCACCATGGGGAACAGCAGCCGACGCAGGGCCTCGCCGCTCTGCGCCGCGCCGGCCATCTTCTCGGGGTCGAGCAGCGTCACGTCCGCGGCCTCGAGGGCGAACGCCTTCACCTTGTCGGTGGTCTTCAGGCCCGCCTCGGTGCTCGAGCCGGAGATCTCGAGGTAGTCGGCGCCCTTCTCGCTCCAGATCACGTTGTGGCCGCCCTTGGCGACCGAGCCGTCGCCGCGCTTCTCCATGTGCAGGACGAGCGTCGGATCGGCATTGATGGCCGTGCCGCCGATCGTTGCGCACATGGTCAGGTTGAGCGCGTCGAGCATGCCCTCCTGGCCCTCGTAGTCGCCGAGGCCGTCGTGCCGGTCCTTGCGGCGGCCGTTCTGCACCCAGGTGACAGGGCAGGGGCCGTCGAAGGTGACGACGTCGCCGCCGAGCTCCCAGCGCGCAGGCTCGCGCCCGCTCTCGGGCACGTAGCGGTAGAGGCGGTCCTGGCCGGGAGCTCCATTCAGACCGACCGACCACTCGCGGGCGAACCAACCGTCCGCCTCGACGAGCTGCCCCTCGCTGCCGATCCCCGGCTCGCAGGTCTGCCAGATCTTGAGCACAACGGCGGGCACGCACCGCTGCGCGTCCGCCCACTCGAGCACCCAGCAGTACCGCGCGTCGTGGACCTCGAGCCGGGGCTCGCCGTCGACCCAGGCCCAGGAGACGATCGCCGTGCCGCGCTGGCCTCCGTCGTCCCGAGCCTCACCCCAGATGTCCGCGGCCTCGGCGGCCTCGGCGACCGCGCGGATGAAGTCCTCGCTGTCGGGGTCGTCCTCGACGAAGAGCTGCGGGAAGCCCTCCTCGCCGAAGAGCATCGCGGTGTACCGCTGCACGATGATTTGCGGCAGCGCGTACACCGCCGGCGGGCGCCGCCGCGAGACGGGCACCGCGGTGTTCGTGGGCATCGGGATGCCGCCGAAGCCGGGCAGACCGACCATCCGGCCGTCCCAGTCGTAGCGGCGGTCCTCGTACTGCCGGTTCTCGAAGTACTGGGTCAGCCGCTCGAGACGCGTGACGCGCTCCCAGCGCTGCATCGCCGCGGTCGAGCGCAAGGCGGCCGCCACCTTCGGAGGCGTGCCGGCCGGGACACTTGCGCTCTGAACCGGGAGCGGGGGCATGTGCGCAATGCTATGCGCAACACGCCTCGCGCGTCACCTCACCCTGTCACTCGCGGTGGCGTGGTCGAATCGTTCTTCTCGATTCGCTCACCAGGTCGAGGACGCTGCACCTCGGGTGGCGTTGGTCGACTGTTGGGCTTCGGTGCGTTTCCCGGGGCTGGCGTTGGCGGGGCGGGTCTCGGCTCGTTGCTCATCCGCGTGGTCCCTGGTTCGGGCGCGGGTGCGGCGGAGGTGGGCGCGGCGCGGGCTCGGGCCCCCGGGGGGGCGGTTGGCGCTGCTTGGGCGGTTCGTATCCACCCTGCCGTTTAGTTCCGGGTCCCGGCTTCTCGACCGGCGGCGGGGCGGGGCGGACCTTTGGCTGGTCGGTCATTGTGAGGAGTGTAGTGCAAACAGAAACGTGATGCTTACGGCCAGGCCTCCAACCAGGGCGAGAAAGACGACGAACATGAGTTGCGCGTACCCAAGCGACAGACTTTTGGCGGCCAGGACGTCCTTGTTTCTTGCAATGATCCCAGAGAGATGGGCCGCAATGAACCGCCGATAGACGGCCTGAGCATAGTCCTCTTCGGAGAGGTCTTCGGTGCTGCGCAGCGTCTTTTCGTGCAGGAGTTCTTCCATCGACGGGTCTTCGAATTCACGCACCTTGGCCGCCGCAACAGCGAGTCCGGCACAGGCGAGCCCCGTCAGCGCCGAGAAGGCGACAAGCACGATCTGTACGGCCTTCTCGAGGTCGCCGAAGTCACGGGTTGATTGAAACCAACCTGTTGCGAATGTCAGGCCTACCGTCAGCACAAAGCCCACGACGGTAAGCAAGGATCCCGCCTTCTGATCAATCGCTGCTGCCCTAGCTGACTCGCTGGCCAATAGCTTCATGAACTGGTCGTACACATCTCCAACTGTCTTCGCGGAAGAGACCGCTCCAAGTCGGGAACGCACCAATTCGACGATGACTTCGTCGGGAGGAGGGTCCGGGACGTCCAACTTCATCGGCTGTTCCTTGCAGAGAGCACAAGCGGGGCGATCGGGCCGTCGCGGTGAATTCCAGTCGCGAACGGCTTGCGCCGCTTCATCCGTGAGTCGAGCCACGCACAAATCCTAGCCCAGCACAGTCGCCTTCGTGTCGAACGGGTTGCGGTGGTACTTCCGCGCCGCCGTCCAGCCGATCCACAGGGCCATCACGTCGTCCGGCGTGTGCTCGAGGGGCGAGAAGTGCAGGAGGCCGTGGAGCAGGTTCACCACCGGCTCCGCCACCCGGAGCGTCCGGGCCTCGCTGGGGATGACGATCCGGCGCTGCTCGAAGTCGATGGCCATGCCCTCGATGCCCGTCTCGGGCTCCCACTTCCCCGAGGTGGTCGTCAGGCCGATGACCTTCATGGCCGGCCGCTCCCGACGGTCCTCGTCGTTCTGCGGTGTCGGCTCCGCCAGGGCGATGTCGATGAGCATCTGCTGGACGCCGTTGTCCTCGACCGCCCAGAGCGGGTCGTAGCGGAGCGTGAGCGCCCGCATCCTCGAGAGGATCTCTGGCGCCTTCCACCGGCCCGTCTGGAGGTCGACCAGGCAGAACCGGTACGTCCGAGGATGGTAGGCCCACACCGCGATCGAACTCGTGTCGGTCTTGCGCTTCCGGCCCCGCTTGCCGGACGCGAGGTCAACGCCGCCGAAGAAGAAGGCCTGCCCGCCCCCGAGCTCGGGGGGCCAGTCGCGCAGGTACGGCGGCGCCCACGGCACACCCGCGCCGGCGTCCTTGGCCCACTCGAACCACTCCTCGTCGAAGCGTGCCGTTTCGTCAGACAGCGCCTGGCACATGCGCATGCGAGCGAAGGCGATGGCCGTGGTGCGGGCGCGAATCTGTGCGATGCGCTCCATCGGGAACTGCTCTGGCCAGGTCGAGACCGGCACCCCGTTCTCGTACTTCACGATCGGGTACTTCTTGAACACGAACCCCGGCCGCTTCCCTACGGTGTGCGCGTAGTCCTCCGGGTGCCACGCGTTGGCCGCCACGAGGAGCTGCCCGCCGTTGACCAGGCGTGAGTCGAGCACCGAGTCCGCCTGCTCGTTGATCTTCTTGCGTGAGTCTTCGGTGCGCGTGTTCCGGAGGTTGTTGATGTCGTCGAGGATGATGCCGTCGGCGCGTGTGCCGAGGATGCCCTCCGAGTCCCACCCGAAGGCCTGCACCGAGTAGTCCTTCGTCTCGAGCCGCCGGCGCTGGACCATGATCTCGTTCTTGGTCCACGTGTCGCCCGGCAGCAGGTTCGGGAACACCTTCCGCACACGCTCGTTCTTCGCGATCGCGCGCTTGGCGACGCCCAGGATCTTCTGCGCCGCCGACTGCGACGAGCCGATGATGTACCAGCGGAGCTCCGGGTTCCGCCCGAGGTTCCAGGTCAGCCGGAAGGCGAGCTGCTGGGTCTTGCCGGTCTCGGCGGCCCCAAGGATGACGACCGCGGGCAGGGCGAAGAGGTCCTGCCACTCGCGGTGATGCCACGCCTGGCGCAGCGAGTTGCCGCGCTCGTCGGTGAAGCAGTACTCGATGAACGCGTTCGGGTCCTCCCGAGCTCGCAGCACCGCCTCGTCCTCGGCTTGCTTCGGGAGCTCGCGGAGCTGGCGGTCGCGCTCGCGGTCAATCCGTTCCAGCTCGCGCGCCGCCATCCTGGCGACTTGCGAGGACGCGAAGTACCCGCTCAAAGGTCACCTCGTCGAGGCCTGCGCGAAGGGTGTCGATCGTGGCCTGCCGCTCCTCCTGCAGCGCCAGCTTGGTGCGCTCGCCGTACCGCTCGGGCCACTTGGCCTTGGCGACCTTCAGGGCGAGCTCCGGCCGCTTGCGGGCCGCTCTGACCAGGGGGCCAACGAGGCTCGCCTCGCACCTCCCCTCGGCCTCGCGAACCGACTCCGAAAATTCGGCATAGATGGACCCGGGCTCCAGCTCGCCGCGACGAAGCCAGTCGTGGATCGTCGACGTCCGAATCCCCGCCTCCGCCGCGGCGAGGTTGATGAACCCGAGGTCGCGCACGAGCCGCACGATGCGGTCGCGGAGGGTCGGGGTCAGCTTGGTCGGCCGCCCCCTCCCGCGCTTCGTCGGTTGCTTCCTGCTCATGCATCGACGTCCGTTCCGGTCAGGCCGCGGGCGCGGGCTCCTCCACCAGGTCGAGGTCGACCAGGTAGCCCCCAGCGATCTCCCCCCGGGCGCCTCGAGCGAGGTGCAGCTTCGCGACCACCTTCCGGTGCAGCCACTTCCCGCACAGGCGAGCGACGTCGAAGGTCGAGTGCACTCGCACGTCGAAGTGGTGCCCGGTCAGGTACAGCTGGACCCAGGGCGACGCCCCTCCCACGGCGATCGGAACAGCCTCGAGCTCGACGAGGTCATCAGGCGACTGGGGCAGAGCGGGAATCGGCATCGTCGTCCTCCTTGCGCATAACATCCTCGCGCGCCTTACGCGCAAGCGCCACCGCGACCGCCTCGTCGAGGGCGCCATCGTCGATGCCCGAGTGGTCCGAGAGAGCCGCACGGAGCTCGCGCGCACCGTCCACGTACGCCACCCCGGCGATCTGGGCGATGACGTCGACGCCCATCTCGAGCTCGCGACCCGCGGCCTCGACGACCGCCTCGTAGTCGGTCGGCGCGACCTTCCGACCGATGCCGTGCTGCAGGCCGGTAACGTACAACTGCTCGGCGATGGCCGCGGCGCTCGGGCGGTAGGCGGTGACCACCGAGGGCGGCGACGGCGGGCGTGGGACGGCAGGGAGGTGGTCGAGTGGCGTCGCCGCTCCGGACTTCGACCAGGCGCCGAACACCGTGCCGAGGAGGAAGCCGACGAAGAGGCCCAGAAGGAGGACGGCGGGGCTCATGCGGCGATACGCTCGCGGGCATGGGCTACGAACTGCTGATGAACCTGGCGGTGAGCGGCGTCGCGGCGAGCGCGGTTTCGGCGCTCTTCAACTGGTTTGTGAATCGAGACCTCGACGAGCGCAAGGCTGCGCTTGACGGGGCCAACAAGGAGAGCCTCGCGCGTCTCGCAGCGAGCTTGTCGACGACTGCCGAGGAACACCAAGCCGCGCTGATCCTGAAGAACACGAGGTTGCTCGACGACCATCGAGACGCACTCGCGCGCAGCCGGGACGACAAGCTCGAGAACATCCGCGCGCAACTCTTGAAGGAACTCAAAGAGCACGAAGCCAAGCTCCGAATCGAGACGGAGGTGGAGGTCGTTCGTTGGTCGAAGGACCATGAGGTCTTCGTCAACGCGCGCAGTCTGATCGCGTCGGCAAACGACCACTTCATGGATGCCCTCGAACGCCAACAGCACCCGAACTTCGCTGACCGGGTGAAGGTCGCCCGCGAAGCCTACCGTCTCGCCAACGCCGCTGCTGCTCCCCTGAGGGATCCGTTCAGGAAGCCAGTTCTGGCCCATGTGGGCATGATGAACATGTGGCTCGGAGAACTTGAAGCGGTCGCCTCGACCGGGGGCCGCCACCTGATCGATGAGAATTCTCGTGGCATGCAATTCGTGGAGTCCGCGGTGAAGTCCAGAGAAGCGTTCGATGCTTTTGCGCGTGAGCTGGAGACGCGCCACAGATCGACGCTGGCCTCTGCGGGCAGCGGAACAGGCGAAGGCTGACATCATGTCCTCGGTGCGACTTCCATGAGCACGCCGTAGACGCCCGCGGCGTCTGCCTTGAGCAGGCTCCGCATGCGTGGGGCCATGCCCTTAGGACGCGGCAGCGCCACGAGCTTCGTCCCGCCCAGGCCGGGCAGGTGCGCGGGGAGCGAGGCGTAGTCGATCACCGTCGCCTCCGAGACGGCGAGGCGCCTGCGGCGATACGCTCTTCGGGATGGACCCTGCGCTCTCGTCGTTGCTTGTCAGTGGTGTGGCCGGTGGGGCCGTGTCTGCCGTCTTCTGGCTCGTCACCAACCGGAACATCGAGCGCCTCAAGGGCGACATTCGACGCGACGTCGAACGCGATCTGAAGGCGCACGAGACGAGCCTCAGAATGCGAGTCGAGATCGAGCTCCGTCTCGCCGAAGCCGACCTTCAGACCGCTGTCCACGCGCGTGCGACATTGAACACGGCAGCGGCCTCGCTTCGCGCGCACTTCGCCGCCGAGTTCAAGGAAGAGCCGACGACGCTCCAGCGGGCGGTTGCGACTGCCGGCGAAGCGATGACGGCCGTTGCTGCGGTGCCGGAGCCCTTTCGGGAGCGGCTGACGCGCGCAGCAACGACGATTGAGAACATTACAGCCATGCTCACCAACTCGCGCAACGCATGGAAGGTTCGCCCCGAGGATTCCAGACGCGTTCACCAGAGGGCGAGCGAGGCGATGGATGGCTTGCAGCCCGTGATGATCGCGGCAACTGCTGCAATCGATGAATGGACGGCGCGTATTCGCGCCGACGCGCGAGCGATCACCTTCGAGCAGAGCGATGCTGCTCACGCCGCCCTCGACGCAATCTCGATGCGCACGCCGTAGACTCCGCGAGGCGTCTGCTCCTGGCGCACGACGTACTCGACCAAGTCATCGTGGCGGTCGTCGATCCCGATCCACCGCGCGATGCAGTCGCGCACGTACTTCGCACTCGCGACGACGTTGTCGCTGTCCATGCGTGCGGGCGCCTGGCGCGTGATGGTCACCACCATCGGCGGCACGAAGGGGCAGCGCAGCGAACGCGCGTGAAGGCACGGCACCACGGCCTCTTCCTGCAGACGCTTGATCTTGTGCTTGGCGTACCGCGCAAACTGCGCGCCGTTCGTGAGCGTCACCAGGCGCAGCCCGGGAACGAGCACCACGAACCGAGGCGCCGCGGCCGAAACCGCTGGCGCCTGATTCCTGTCCTGGTTCACTCGGCCTCGGCGCCCTGCTGGGCCTTCTTCGACTTCTTGCCCTTCGGCTTCACCGGCACGAGGTTCTGCTGCTCGCGCACCAGGCCATCGGGCGGCGGCGCGACCTCGCCGATCTTCGCGGCCACTTCGGCCGTGTCGTTGCGGTCGTAGTCGTCCGCACCCTTGAACGCCACGAGCTCGTACGTGTCGTCGCCGACCGTCACCGAGCAGCCGTCCATGTCGATGATCGCCTGCCGCAGCATCTTCACCTGCTGCGGCGTGAGCTCCACCTCAGCGCCATCCACGTCGACGCCGAACACCGGCTCGCCCTTCACCATGGCCAGGTCGTAGAGCACGCCCTCGAGGTCGTACTGGCACGCGATGCCCGCGCGGTTCGCCTCGCGGAGGTCGTCGGCCACCGAAGCCTCGACCTCAAGCTCCTTGCCGTCGACGTCGAGCACCATGACCTTGCCCGCCTCCTCGCGTTTCATGTCCGCGCACTCGGGGCGGTGATTTCCGACGATGCCGCAGGTCTCGCAGGCCTTGCCGCGGATGACCCGCACGACCTCGCGACGAGCGCCGTCCACCTCGAGCAACGCCTTGCCGTTCTCGCGAATCTCCCGGTCGGCCACGTCGGCCTGCTCGGCGCTGATCACGAAGATCTCGCCGTCCTCGTTCACGCCGTTGCAGCGGAGCGTCGGCACCACCGGGGGCGCCTTGCGCTGGCGCTTGCCATCGAAGAGCGACGCCTGCGGGCTGTCGGCCTTCTCGTCCTGCCCGTACGGCTTGCGGCTGCCTGGGATCTCCTCGGGCGGATCGCGGTCGAGGCGGAAGACCACGAGCTCGCCAGTTTCGAGGTCGCGGCGCTCCTCGCACTCGATCGTTCGCGTTTCGCACTTCTGGTTGATGGCCGCGGCGAGCTTGTCCATCGACTCGACAATCTTCTTCAGCTCGGCGTTCTTCGCGGCAACGAGCTCGCGCTTCTCGGCCTCGGTAGTGTCTCTCTCCGCCTTCCGCGCAGCGAGCAGCTGCCCGAGGCCGCTCAGCTCGTGATCGGTCAGCGGCACAGGCAGGTCACGGACCACACGCAGGGCATCGCTGTACTTAGGCATAGTCATTCCTCCGGTCAGTTCTCGTTGGCAGAAGCACCAGGCAGACGACTGCCAGGTGCGAACATCTTGGGTTGGGCTGCTTCAGGGGCCTGGGCGCTCAGACCCCAGCGATCGAGGTCCGAGGGGCTCGCGTTCTCGAAGCGCGTGCTCGCCTCGCGGAACGCCACCATGTCTGGGCCCGTCGATCCGTTGCGCTGCTTGGCGGTAATGATTTCCGCGAGCCCGCGCTCTTCCTCGGGGACGTCTTCGCCCGCGAGCTTCCGGTAGTACTCGGGGCGGTAGATGAACTGAATCACGTCGGCGTCCTGCTCGAGCGAGCCAGACTCACGGAGATCGCTGAGCACCGGCCGACGGTCCTTCGCCGCACGCTTGTCGACGTCGCGATTAAGCTGGGAGAGTGCGATCACCGGGATCCTGAGTTCCTTAGCGAGCGCCTTCAGGCCGCGCGAAATCTCGCCGACCGCTTGCTCGCGCTCGACACCATCTGGGCCGCGCATCAGCTGCAGGTAGTCGATGAGCACCGCGACCTTCCTCCGCGGGTGCTCGCGCTGCAGCCGTCGAACCTTCGCCCGCACGTCCATCACGGTGATGCCGTTCGACTCGTCGATGAAGATCGGGAGACCGCGCGCAACCTCGAGGTGCTGGAGGAATGGTCCGAAGTGGTTTCCGAGCTTCCCCCGACGCACACGCGAGACTTCGACGCCGGCAGACATGCACGCCAGGCGTGTTACGAGCTGCTCGTCCGGCATCTCGAGCGACCAGATCGCCACGAGGTAGCCGTCGTGGTCCGGACCCGCATTCGCCGACGCGAGGTGCTGCGCAATCGCGAGCGCGTACGACGTCTTCCCCATGCCAGGGCGAGCCGCGATGATCGTGAAGTCCGACGGATGAAACCCGCCCGTGCGCTCGTCGACGCGCGAGAACCCCGCCGGATACCCAGTGATCCCACCCGGTCCTTCGTGCGCGCGGCGCACCGCTTCGGCCACCCTGACGGCGACCGCGGCGATGGGCTGAACCTCGGACCGTTGCTCGCTGCGACCGAGCTCAAAGACCTTCTGCTCGTGCTTCTCGACGATCTCCTGCGCGGAGCCGTAGTCGCCGAAGGCCTCCGCCACGGTGAGCTGACAGCGTTCGATGAGCTGCCTCACGCGATGGGTGTCGCGGACGATCTGCGCGTGGGCTCGCACATTCGCGACCGCTGGGGTCGCGTCGATGATCTTCACGAGGTAAGCGAGTCCGCCGATGGCTTGTAGCCGGTCGCGCTTCTTGATCTCGTCGGCCACCGTCGCAAAATCGACAGCCACACCTCGAGAGTGCAGGTCGACGGCAACCTCGTAGATCCGGCGGTGCGCATCGAAGTAGAACGGCTCGCCGTCGGGCAGCACGTCGAGGATCTCGTCCAGCGATCGACCGTCGAACATCACCGTCGACAACACGGCGGCCTCTGCGTCGGAGTTGTGCGGTGGCGTGCGGCCCGAGACGTCCATCGCGATGTGCTGCGCCTTGTTGGCGTCGGAACCAGGACGGCGGCGACCACGAAGGCGGCTCATGCGTCACCGATCCCGCGCGCGGCCTTCTGCCGACGCGCCATCTCGACCGGGTCCCGACTCGACGGAACGCTCGCGGTGGCGCCGAAGGTCGGGCCCGCGCTCGCTGGGCTAGATCTCGGCGCCTGCTTCTCGCGGGCAGCCTCAAGCCCGCCTGAGTGCAACAGGTTGGCCACGACGCGGCCGAAGTACTCGACGGGATCGGAGAGCCCGCTCGTCGAGAGCTTGAGCTTCACCGTCTCGAGCGCGAGCTCGGTGGCTTCCACCTGCTCGTTCGTCGGGCGCGTCCCAGCGAGCTGAATCACCCCCGCTGCGAGTACTCCGGGCGATGTCCCGTGAACGAGTCCACGGTTCGCTGCGATGAGCTCGGTGACCGGATGATCGTCGGGGGCGGGATGGAGCAGTCGCTTGCGACCTCCCTGATCTCCCTCCCTACCTCCCTCCCTACCTACCTGAGAACGCGCGCGCGCCCGCGAGGGCTGCTGCTGGTCGTCCGAGTAATTTCCAGCACTTGACCCCTTGTCGCTGTCTGGCCGCCGTTCGGCCAACGTCTCACCAACGCTCGACTGGTGTTCGACCAACGTCTCGCCGGTGTCGCTCCGGTGCTCGGCCGGTGTCGCTGTAGTGTTCGGCTTACGCTCGGCTGGTGTCTCGCCGGTGCTCTGCTGGCGTCGCTCCGACGTCGCCGTCCGGTCTTGACGCTGTCGCCCCTGGGGTTCCCCGCCGTCACTCTGGCGAGTGGAGCTAGTCCGGTCCCGACGCTCGTTGATCGCTCGGAGCGAGCGGAGGTGCAGCCGGTCGCCCTCGTGGCGCACGCAGCCGTCGTCGAGGAGGTCCTGGAGGTGCTTGGGCAGCCCCCGGCGCTCTTCGTTGTGCGCGCCGATCAGTCGGCGCAGTCGGACACAGCCCTCGTCGAAGCTGGCGGCGAACGGCAGGAACCCGTCGTCGTCGGCCTCGCGCATCAGGACGTAGAACAGGCCCTGCGCAGAGACGGAGAGCATCCGGAAGCTGGGGGAGGGGCGCAGGAGCTGCTTGCGGTACGGCTCCTTCGACCAGTCGCGGGCGCTCAAGGTGCCTCGCTCTCGTCGTGCACCGAATCCAGGCAGCGTTCGCCGCCTTTGCTCGGATGTTCAGTCGTTGTTGCAACACGAGTCTCGATCGACACGACCAGCCTCCGGCGCTCAGCGGGCGTTGGTGACGACTGCGATGGGGGATCGGCGACTGCGCGAGGACGACTCGCAGGCGAGGACGCGCCAACGGCCGCCGTGCGTGGGGTCGCTCGGGCGCCAGGTCGTCCAGGCGTACTCAGTGGAATCGGGGAACGCGCGACGACGCAGGAAGAGCAAGTCGCACGCGGGGGCCTCGTCAGCCGCGACCACCGATGCCCGTTCCTCGGGCACCGCCCAGACGCCGCGCAGAAGGAAGGCGATGGTCCCACCGGGGCGCACGAGCCTGCACGCGACCTCCCAGAACGGCACCGCGTTGGAGAACGGCGGGTTCGCGATGACCAGGTCGAAGGCGCTGGAGTACTCGGGGGGCAGCGGTGAGGTCAGCGGCGCGATGACGTCGGTGACGAGCACCTGGCTGTAGACCGCGGCGGTTTGGGCTTGAGCCGCGCGCTTCGCGTCGATCTCGATGCCGACGAGGCGTGCGAGAGGGAACGCCTCGCGCAACACGCTGCCGATCTCCCCTTCGCCGCACCCAAGGTCGATGATCGACGAGGCCGGGCCGACGAACGGCACGACGGGGCGAATCGCCCATGCCGGCGTCGGGTAGTACTCGAGCGGGTCGACGACCGCGCGGCCCTTGGCGCTCACGCGGCCTCCAGCCCAAGGAAGCCAGCGAGCCATTCCGCCGGTGACCGGAGATCGCCCCACGCATAGCCGGTCTGAGCGGTGCCGCCGTAGATGACGCCGCTGAGAACTCCGACGCCGGGGAGGATCGGCACCCCAGCAACCATCGTGACGCCCTCGGGCGGAAGCAGCATCCAGGGGAAGTGCGCGGTCGGGTGTCCGCAATGGCGCATCGTCCATCCGGAGGTGTGCAACCACTGCGCGTGCAACTTTGACCACGGCTTCGGGTCGACTCGGACCCAGCCGAGTTCTCGCATCGCCTTGTGCGAGATCGGCGCCATCACTTTGCCTCGTCGGAGGTGGGCGCTCTCTCTTGCAGTTTGGACATCTCAGCCCTCTTCCTTGATGCGCTCGGCGCGGAGCTCGCGCACGACGGCCTCGAACTCGTCGTCGTCCATGGCAAGCAGCCAGGCCATCGGCGCAGGACGGCGATCGACGAACCTCGGGTCGAGCCAGCGAACGACCAGCGTGCGCGCGACGTTGATGCTCGCGGCGAGGCCCGTCGGGTTCTTCTGGGTCAGCGCCCGGTCGAGAACATCGACCATCCGCTCGCGGAAGACCCGGAGCGTGTCGTTGGTGCGCACCGCGCTCGACGCAGCATTTCCCAGCATTCGAGGGCTGACACCCAACGCCTTGGCACGTGACAGGTGTGCGGTGTTTTCGCCGGGCGTGCCGAACGGCTCGGCGTGGTCACGATGAGCGGCATGGCCCATCACGACGCACCCCGCAGTCCCGTCACGACCTCGATCACCACGAGCGTCGCGACCACGGCAGCCATGGCCGGGGCACACGCGATGAAGATGATCCCTTCGAGCAGACGATTGGTCTTCGGCATGACGAGACTCCAGCCGTTCAGGTCAGCGCACGTACGACCGACACGACTCCCCATTCGCGCGCCAGCACGAGGAGTTGGTGGAGACGGTTCAGACGTCGTCGATGGCGGTGGGCGGGAGCGGACGCTCGGGCGCGATGACGACTCGCTCGAGTGCGTCGAGCTCGTCGCGGGTCAGCCACTCCTCGGCCGGAATGTTGAAGCGCTTCTCGAGGTACTTGGCCTCGGCGAGACCTGGTGTCCGCTCTCCATTCAGCCAGCGCGAGACGATGCCGCGCGCGACGTCCATCTCGAGCTCGAGCCGGAACTTCTTCACCCCTGTGCGCTCGAGCGCAGAGGCCAGAAGTTCGCGTCCTCGGCGAACAGTAGGTTGCTCCATGACCGACAGGTTGTGACGAGCGACAGAGTCTGTCAAGAGTCACAAGGTCGACGCCCGGGCTCGGCCTTCTGACAATGGTCAGCGTGCCGAAACCTGGGACTCCGCGCACGATTGAGGAGCTGAGGGACGTGTATGCGGACGCGCCCCCTGAGGTGCGCGCTCGCGTCGAACGTCTCTGGCTCGCGGTCGAGTTCGCCGAGTCGCGCGGCGCTCGCGCCTCTCACATCGAGGAGAAGGCGACGAGCCGCGGTCACCTCTCCCACGTCTTCGCAGGACGGCGCCGGCGGCTCGAGAACGAGACCCTCGAGGCGTACGCGCGCGAGACCGGAGTCAGCCCGCTCTGGCTGGTCAGCAATCACGGGCCGATGATCGCGACCGAGGACGCCCGGGGCGACCGCGGTTCCGATTTCGTTCGGAACATGGAGTTGTGGGACCACGAGGGGAACTGCCGAGCGATCTACCAGGAGGCCGGCGCCGATCCGGCTGACCCGCCCGGGCCGCACGTGCTCGCGCGGATGCTTGGCGTCACGATCCGGTACGACTGCGTGCGGCTCATCGGAGGCGCGGCCTTCGCGGTGATCAACCGGCGGGAGTTCATCTTCCTCCGGCCTGGATTCCCGCCACTCGTCGAGGGCGTGAAGGTCTACCACGAGCTCGCCGAGCGCCACCTACGGCGTGCCCGTGGAGAGCTCGAGCACGAGCGGGCTTGCGACGAGCTCGCGTACCACCTTCGTATGCCGCGCGAGGCCTTCCGCTGGCTGCTCGAGGACGTTGGATACGACCTAGCGGCGCTCGCCGAGCCCTGGCCGACGACGCAGACCGGGGCGGCCCTGCGGCTGCTCGAGGTGACCGACCGTCCCGGGGTTGTCGTCACGCCGCGCGATGTTCGGGTGCGAGGACCGGAATGGTGCTGGCCGGCAGCCGCGGAGCTGCGCCGCATCGCGCGGTCGACACCCCCTCCGGATGGGCTGCGGGCGGTGCCCATCACCGACAGATCTTGCTCGGTTCTGCTACTCGCTTCCTGACGCTTGACAGATTCTGACGACAGACACATATTCCTCTCGTCGATGGTCGTGGCCGGCCATCAGGGAAGCCGAGGGGATCATGTACGAGCAATTCGCCACGCTCACGGTGTCGCAGATCGAAGAGGTCGAAGAGAACGGCCTGACCTGCTGGGTGCGGATGCCGATGGGCGCGGTCGTCGAGCACGGGTGGCTGCCTCACCTGATGGACGACGATCTCGGCGAGGGCCTGCTCACGTTCGATCTGAGCGACTTCGCCGACGCGCCTCGTTGCGTGTGCTGCGGCGTCCCGTCGCTCTCGCTCGTGCGCGTCGAGGACCCCTCGAACGAAGGCTGCAGCGAGCTTCGCTGTGACTCGTGCAACGAGGAGGTCGACGAAGACGAGTGCCGCCCCGCGCGCTCGTACGAGCCGGACTTCGCGTCGGCCAACGAGGTCTGTGAGGCCGATGTGCGCGAGCCGCGCAACTACGGCGGCCTGGTCGCGATGCGCGGGGGTGCGTGGTGAGCGCGCTCGACGGTCTGCTCGCGGAGCTGGCGGCCGCCGAGCTTGCGTATCGCGAGGCTCTTCGCGCCGAACGCGCGGCGATGCCACACACGTGGGAGCGCAACGAGGCGAGTTACGTCGTGAGCCTCGTCGATGTGCGTCGCCAGAGCGCGCTGCGCGCCGTGACCGAGTTCTCGCTCTCGTGGGCCGCCGAACGCGCGCAGTCGTTCATCACGCCGGCCAACGCTCAAGGGCTTTCCGTTCGATGACCAAAGAAGGAGCACGTTCGATGCGCATCACTCGCCTGCAGATCAAGAACTTCCGCGGCATCGAGGCCCTCGAGTCGTCGGTGCCTGCGGCCGGCGCCGTCATCAGCGGCCACAACGCCGCGGGCAAGACTTCGGTGCTGCGCGCCATCCAGGCGGCGCTCGCTGCTCGCGGCGTCGACCCGACGGCCATTCGCCTCGGCGCCGACAAGGCGGAGATCGTGGTCGACCTCGACGACATGACGGTGCGTCGGGTCATCACGGCGAAGGGCAACAGCGTCACGGTCACCAAGGACGGCTTCAAGGCGACCAAGCCGCAGGGGATGCTCGACGAGCTGCTCGGTGGGGCGGCGATCGACCCCGTCGAGCTCTTCCTCGCTCCGGCAAAGGAGCGTCGTCGCCAGATCCTCTCGGCGCTCCCGGTGGTGGTGACGCCGGAGAAGCTCCGCCGGTGGATCCCCACGCTGCGGGACGACGTCGACTGCGCCGGCCACGGCCTCGAGGTGCTCGAGCGGCTCCGCAAGCAAGCCTACGACCGCCGGACCGCCGCCAACGCGGCCGCGAAGTCTGCAGCCGGCGATGCCGCCCGCGCGCGTGCCGAGGCCGACGCCTTCGCCAAGGGCCTGCCCGCGGCATCGACGACGGTGGCCGATGCGACTGCCACGGCGGAACGCGCGAAGGCGCACCACGTCGCCCTCGAGGGACAGCGGGCGCAGGCGATCAAGGGGCGCGAGCGCACGGCGAAGGCTCGGGCCCGGATCGCCGAGCTGAAGGCGAAGGCCGCAGGCCTGCGCGTCTCGGTTCCCGAAATCACCGAGGTCGACGCGCTCACCGAGCGAGTCACCGATCTCGAGAACCAGATCGCTGCGCTCCGGCTCGAGCTGCAGAAGGTCACCGTCCGCCGTAGGGCTCTCATCGAGCAGCGCGATGCGGCGGTCCGTTCGTGCACCGAGGCGGACCAGCTCCTGGAGCAGGCCGCCGAGCTCGAGACCACCGTCGCCGACGCGTCGATCCCCGAGCCTTCGGCCGACGAGCTGGCGCAGGCCTTGGCGGCAATCTCACGAGCCGCGGAGACTCTCGCCGACGCCGAGGCCGCCGAGCGCGCGGCGATCCTCGACCACCGCGCCAAGGAGCTCGCCGGCGCGGCCGACGCCGCCGCCAAGGAGGCCGACCGCCTCGACACGATGGTGCAGGCTCTCACGAACGACGCCCCCGCGGCGCTGCTCGCCGAGGCCGATGCCATCCCCGGGCTGTCGATCGACGGCGACACCATTACCCTCGACGGGCGTGACATCGAGAAGCTGTCGAGCGCCGAGCAGATGCGCTTCGCGGTCGACATCGCCAAGCGGTTGAACGGCAAGACCAAGCTGCTCCTCGTCGACGGGTTGGAGCGGCTCGATCCCGACTCGATGGAGCGGTTCCTCGCCGACGCAACGAGCGGCGGGTGGCAGGTGCTCGCGACCCGCGTTGCGGCCGGCGAGCGCGTGATCGAGGCCATCGAGGCGCTCGAGACTGCCGAGGCTGCGGAATGATTCCCGTCGCCCTGTTCGTGCGCTTCGGCGTTGGAAGGCGCGTGGCATTCCCCATCGTGCCGCGCCTGTGCCGCGAGCCAGCCTGGACCACCAGGGACGCGCCCGCAACGACGCTCACATGGGGCCCGTTCCGCCTCGTCTGCGTCTGGAGCGGCCGATGACCTGCCCGATCTGCCGCACGCGCCGCACCAAAGGCGCCGAGACCTGCGGTCACCCGACCTGCGTTGGCGCCGCGATCTGGCACTCGCTCTCCATCCGCGCCGAGAAGCCCCGCCTGCGCGCCCGCGCCGAGGCTCGCGCGATTCGCCAGTCGATCGCCGCCCACGCCATCGCGCTCGTCGAGCGCCGGAGCGCGGTCTCGTGAGCACGGCAAGGCAGCGGATCGAGCGCGACCCGGGCTCCGACTCGGCGGTCGACCAGACCCGAGGCCGCGAGCTTCCGTGGACGCACCCGTGCTCGGCGTGGACCGAGACCGTCTGTGTGCTCGAGCCCGTCGGCAGCGGCCCGGGATCGGGCTGGGGACGACGTCGGGAGGTGCAGCATGGCGCTCACGGCTGAACAGCGGGCCGAACGGCTCGGGAAGGTCGGTTCGTCGAACATCGCCGCCATTCTCGGCCGCGGCACGAAGACCCCGCACGACGCCTACGCCGACATCCTCGGTCTCTCGACCTTCACGGGCAACGAGGCCACGGAGATCGGGAGCGAGCTCGAGACGCCGATCGCGCGGCTCTACATGCAGCGCGTCCTCGAGGAGACCGGCCGGAAGGTTGTTCTCTACAAGTGCAACGCCAGCATCGTGCACCACGAGCGGCCTTGGGCCACGGCTATGCCGGACTTCGGCCTGTCCAAGTACGACAGCCCCGAGGCCGAGCCCTGCTTCGCGTCCGGTGTCGCGCACCGCGCTCTTTGGGCACCGGCGATCGAGCGCAACCTCGAGATCAAATGCGTCGGCGAGTGGCGCGTCGATGGCTGGGACACGGAGGACCCGGAAGGGATCCCCGACTACTACCGGCCGCAGATCGAGTGGCAAATGGAGGTCACCGGCGTCCACGTGACGGACGTCGTGGCGCTGCTCGGCGGCACCAAGCTGCACGTCTGGACCATCCGCCGCAACGAGCGCCTGGCCGCGGCGATCATGGGCGTCGTCGAGCGCTGGTACGTGCGCCACATCGTCGAGCGCGTGCC